GTTACTTCTGATATAAGTGTTTCTAATAAAAGCCTTACCTTAACTTCTTTCTTAGCCTTACTAACTGAGACTACTTCTGCGGGCATATTTTCATAAGGGTAGCCTTTAAGTATTAAGAAGCCCCCCACTTCTAGTTGGTCTACTACCTCATCTGAAAATACCGATAAGTGTTCACTTGTTAATAATAAGTCAGATATTTCTTTTTCAGTAGCTGAAGCCGCTTCCAGGTTACCCGATTTATTATCGGGCTGCAGTTTAGGTTTTTTGGATATTACCCCAAAAGGATCCTTTACCCACCCAAATATTGCGGGTATTCGGTTCTTAAGTAACATAAGGTATGTTGCATCGCAAGCCTTATCAAAGTTTAGTTGAAAGAACCCATAGTTGAATAATAAGGGTACCTTCTCATATATATTCCTTCCCTTAAACTGCTTCTTTAAAATCCTTACTGTGGGTATGTAAGCTCTGATGTCTTTAAAGCCATACTTTAATAAGTCATCCTCTACACTTTCAATGTAGTCCCGGTTTATGTAGGCAACTAGCCATACTCTAGGTTTTACCATTTTTTATATAGGCTTTATTTAATTTATGTACTCCACCATTACCCCCATAGGGCCATTTAAATAAGTCGGTAGAAGGGAATATCCTTATAGCCATTTTATCCCCTAGGTATTCTAGGACGTTACTTATTACAAACCTAGTCCCATCGTTATCGTGGTAGTTAAGGTAATCTACGTAATCCGAACTTAATACTACAAAGTAAAAATCACTTGGCATACCATTAAACCTCATTAGTAGTATGGGTATCCGGTTTGCTCTGGTTGCATCCTCGCAAGCTTGGGACCAGAACTCTAAGATTTTAACGCCTTTATTGGGAAGTAGTAATTCACTAAAGTTAATTTCTGCATGTGCCTTACATTCAATAGAAAAGGTGAAGTACCTTGAATGGTGTTCATCTGTACAGATTATATCACCAACTGTATCTGATTTTTTAGCCCACCTTAAACCCCCAGAAGAAGGGACTCTTTCGAATGGGTAACCGGTCCACGTCTCAAAAAGCTTTGCAGTTTTTCTCTCATTGCGATTTCCTTTCTTTTTTGAGTTCATGTAAGGTTATTTAAGAAAAATAGTAGGTTGCCTTACTAGACTTATTGAGCTATGGAGCTTATACCATTTTTATAATCTATATGAATAATGTTGGAATGAGTAGGTATAAACTCAGACCTGTGGGTTACTAGGTATAAGCATTTATCTTTTGATTTTTCCTGGATTAACTCGGTTACTAATTCTATGTTTGAAGAATCCAGGCTTTCAAATACCTCATCCATTAAAAGTAGGTTACAAGATTTATTTTCAGTTACCACATCATGGATAGCGAAAATGGTTGCAATATCTACAGATTGTTGTTGACCCCCCGATAAATCTTCGTAGGGGCATACCTCCTCGTTTTTAATTATGTAGGTATTTATGTCTTTATTTTTACCAATTAGGTCTACTGCAAATATTATCTTGAATCCAACGAAGTCCGAATAATACTCTAACCTATCATTTACCTTGTCAAGCATAGTATCAAATATGTATACCTTGAATCCCGAGTTTGACAAAGGTTCATTAATAGCCCACTGTAATAATTTCTTTTGCCTTTTAAGTTTAATAAAGTTTATCTCAATTGGCTTAAGCTCATTTTTAAGATCTGCTATAGACTTCTCTAATTTGGGAATATTATTTTCATCAGAGTCCTTGTTAATATCATGTATCTGGGTTTCCTTATCAAAAATCTTTTTCTTTATAATGGGTATCTGGTCCTTAAATTCTAGGTAGTTAGAAATCTTGTTTTCTAGTGCATTTTTCTCTTTACTAAGTAATTCTACTTCTTCAGTAAATTTACTTAAACTAGAATACCCTTTTTTATTAGCAGTTATACCTAAGACTATCTCTTTAATATCTGCTTCTAAGTCTAATATAGATAGTTCTTTTCCCTTTATTTCTGACTCTATGGTTTTACCCTCCTCATCCCTTTCTGATTTTGAAAAGGGCTTTTTACACCTAGGGCAATATTTAGGTAAAACACTTAGAGACTTTTCCAACTCTAATAGGCTATCTCTAAGTTCTGTGATAGACCTGTTATTAAATGTTTTGTCAGACTCCAGTTTAATAGACTCCTTTCTTAGTGATTTTTCCTTGCCCCTTTTCTGTTGGTTAATACTCTCTATTTTCTTATGCAACTTAGATACCCTATCATTATGATTAGGTATTAGATCAGCCTTTGATTGGTAATCTTTAAGGGTTTTCTTTAAGTCCTTTATCTCTAGGTTTAATTGGTCAATTAGAACCTTAGTATTTTTAGCCCTCTCTGCTTTTTCTACCTTAAGGGACTTAAGTAATTTCTCTTCACTCATTATTCTTACCTGGAGGGAATCAATCAATGGGTCTACCTTATATATCTCCAGCTTTACTTTAGTTAGCCTTTCCTCAGCTGCCTTCTTTGCGTTGGTAATCCATAATACCTCAAATGCTTCATCAAGAACCTTCTTTTTATTAGGGCCTGATTCTGATATTAATTTTTTTAACTTCTGTCCAAATATTATTGAGTTCTTAAACAGCTCAAAGGAATAACCCATTAAGCTATCTATATATTTTTGTTTATCCCCTTTCTTTTTATCAATGGGTACCTCTTCAAAGTTGTCTCCCACCTTCTGGGTTATAATTAACCTATCTTTCCCTTTAGCCCCCAACACTTCACCCTTGTAATCCTTACACCTTATTATTTGGTATAATGTTTTACCTGACCTAACTTTAATTGTCCCTTTTGTGCCTTTATAACCATCAACCTGAAGGGATTCCCAAGGAGTAACAGATCCTGAAAGGGGTTTACCGTAAAGTATCCAAATCAGTGAGGATATCAATTTGGATTTACCACTACCATTAGGGGCTTGAATAACATTCAGACCTTCCTGATCCCAATTAAAAACTATATGTTTCAGTGAGGCATATCCCTCTATTTCCATTTCCTTTATCTTTATCATTCTACGCTGTTTAGTAAGTCCATCAAAAACTTTTTCTTAATATTACTGTCAATACCTTTTACATCAAAGTAACTATCTACTATATCCCGTCTGCTTAGTGTATTATTAAAGGTTTTTATTACCTCTATTTTGTTTTCTTTTTTCTTAGGTTTAGGCATCCAGTAATTAAAATCATCCGGGGGTTTATCCCCATCGTAATACCTAAATTCTGGGTAATTGGTTTCTACTGTCTTTACTTTTAGGTCTTCATATATTTCCAGGTAGCACATCTTACAACCCATATCAGATTTTCTTTGTTGACAGGGTGATCCCACCATGTATACTTTGTTAGGCCATAGCTCTTTTGTTTTATGTATATGCCCGGATAATACCATATCGAAGTCCTTAAAAAATTTACCCATATTCCGGGGGATATTTTCTACACTGGATACTTCATAACCACTAGGGTCAGTCGCACCGTACAAATTTGTATGGATCATTAGTATGTGTTTTAAACCAGGCTCTAACCAATTGTTTTTAATGGCTTCCTCAAAACCCCTGTTATGGTCTAGGTAAGGTATACCATGTAACATTACCCCTTTAGTTAGGACACTTTTATAATCAATACAAATTATATTGGGTATTACTCTGCTTAATGACTTTATATAAGACGGAGAAGGTGTGGTTAATGTATTGCTTTCGGATTGATCGTGATTACCTGTTATAGCGTACATTTTTGCATTAGGGTATTTCTCAAATAACCCCTGTAATGTTTCGGTTATAGCATCAAGGAGTTTATTACTTATAAAATCAGGAGTATGCAAAAAATCCCCAGTAAACCAGATGGGTACTTTACGGTCGTTAGATAATATAATAAAATCCCGAACCATGTCGAGATTTTGTTTTAACCTTTTTCCCTTGGGGTTGAATTGCTTCCAGTTGTTAAGGTGGAAATCCCCCGTAGCTATTCCTATTAGTTTACTCATTTAATGTCACTAGGATGTGTATGGTTTATGTCATCTGTACTTTTAAAGTGGGCTTTTGAATGTTGAGGGTGTTCAAACTCCATCCTGCACATATTGGCAATGTCTATTAATTGCTCAGTGTTACCCTCTTCTTTATAGATAGCCAACCTTCTTTCAATGGATTTTATGTAATCAAAGGTTTTTCTTTGGGAGGGGTTACTTTTATCACCATACCTAAAATAACCCATTATCATTCGGTTATTCATCAGCTTGGTAAATTCCCCACTGTATTGACATTTAGGTATGTTATCCAAGTCTTTTGCTTTCCCGTAAGGATGATAACCATCCTCGCTTTTCTCAGGTAACCCAAACTTCCAACGCCATAGGTTATCAAAGAAATGCCTAAGCTGGTCGTCATATAGTTTGGGTTCTTCATCGTCTAGTTTTCTTGTTAGATTATCCCATGCTTCTTCAGCAGTTAATCCCCCCATACTTCTTAGGGTATCCCAATTTATGGTAATATCGGGTGAAGGTGTTCCCGTTATTTTAATTTCTTGGGGAGTTACTATAGGCCAGGAACAAAGTTTTGGTTTTGCTTGCTCCCAAAGTTTTCTAAAGGTGCTCATAAGCTAGTGAATGTTTTTAAGAAATCTGGTTTATTAAAAGTACCTACTTCATAAGACTTAGCTATAAACCTAACTGAGTTAAGGTTTATTTCAGGCTCCTTATATAACCAAGGTATATTTTCCTTAACCATAAAATGCCTATAGAAATACCCTAGGTCAATAAGCTGCCTGTTGGTCTTATATACTGCTGCTAGTTTATTATTATCAATAGACTTATATTTCTGCCCACTCTTTAAATACTCCCGGATACTAGGGTACATATCTAAAAATTCAATCGCACGTTTTTCACCTATACCCCCATACCCCGGAATGTTATCCGAGTGGTCTCCGGTTAAGCAAAGGTAATCTACGCACTGTTCCGGGTGGTATCCTACTTTATGTTTAAGGTTTATCTTATTATACCTCTCGCCATTTTGGGAGTTCCATACAGTGGTGAACCCATCTATTAGTTGGTTGAAGTCCTTGTCACCGGATACTATGGTTACAAATTTTTCTTTCCGACTTTCTCTTAAGGATAACATAGCTATTAGATCATCAGCCTCAAACCCTTTTTTCCATATAATGGGTATACCTAAATCCCTAAGCAAATCCCGGGCAATATCCTTTTGTTTAAAGAAATCTTCAGAATCAAAGTTTAATTTATGGTCTCTCTTTTTATATGTGGGTAAAAGGGTTAACCTGGAAGTGTGGCTACCCCCATCAAATGCTAATACTACCTTACCAGGTTTATGTTTACGTAGTAAAGACTCTATTATATAAGGCATACCAAATATAATAGAAGTCTTTTTCCCGTCCATAGTTTTCAGGTTAGAAAACTTATAATAAGCCCGGTAAGCTAAATGATTACCATCCAGGATAAGTATGTCACTCGGGTTGCTCATCTTCTGTAATTACTTCCTTTTGTTTTTTAACAACCTTAGTTTTCACTTTGTACCTGTTAACATCTATCCTTTCTATTTTCTTCCTTGTTTGAGATATAGTGTTAACCTTGGATAATTTTAATAGCTTTGACCTAAGCTCTGAGTCATTTTGCAATTTTTCATTGAACTCATCCTCACCCCTTACAATCTTAACCAATCGTTCATCCTCATCCCTCATGTAATATGAGCCCCCACCTTTCTTAATTACTACTCCTGTGCGGTCAAATAATTCTGCAAGATTAGAATATTTATCAAAACCAACCTTACCATGTTCCTCATTAAAGTAAATCTCAGTTGAAAATGAAGGTCTTGGTGGTGCTACTTTATTTTTCTTAACTCTTACTGATACCTCATTCCCTACCCAATCGTCCCCAACTTTAATCTGCTTTTTCTGAAAGAAGGCTAATCTCTGCCCAGCATAAAACCTCATAGCTTTACCCCCGGGTGTTTCATTTGGATCCTCAAATTTACTGGCACCAACTTTAGCCCTAAGTTGATTTATGAATATAGATATTACACCTAACTCAGCCATCATTTGATTCCTTATCCTGAGCATTTTGTATATGGCTTTTGCCCTGTTACCCATTTCTGCCTTAGCATCAAATTGTGGGGAATTTATATTAGCTTCGCAATCCAAAGCAGCAATTGAATCCTGTATAAAAACAATTGGTTCATTGTTAACTAACTTACTTCTCCATGTTATGCACATATCAGCTAACCAGTCTGAGATCTTTTCAATTGATGTTTCATTCCATATTACTGTACGGGATAGGTCTAAACCGTTAAGTTCTGCCCAGTGTGGGTCAAAGGATTGTTCTGCATCATTAAATATAACTACTCCTCCCAATGAGTGGGCTACACTACCAAAATCCATTGACACCAAAGTTTTTCCTGAGCTCTCACCCCCGAATACCTCTAATACTTTACCATAGGGAACTCCGCCCCCTAGGGTATAATTTAAGTATAAGTGTTTACTGGGTAACCAAAGGGCATCCTTAGGTAATACGAATATTTCATTAGCCATTCCTGAACCGGGGTACTTCTTGGCTACTTCATTATCAGTTATCGCCCGGTTCAGTTTTTTAACTACTTTCTTTTTAATCATGCCTTACTTTTTCTTTATTACCTTCTTAACTTTTTTCTTAGAACTTTTTTCTTCCCGCTCATCATCGTCATCATGTTTTAAACCTAAAAATTCATCTAGGTATTCCTTAGTTTTTTCATAACTGGGAATCTCTGCCTTCAATGCCTCAACAACATCGTAGGTTTTCTTTTTGAACTGTTTGGGCAAGGGTGTATTTTTGCAAGCAGTCACTGAATATTCTGTATCAGTTTTGCCTGAACCTGACCTGGATAACTTAAGGTCATAACCATCTTCTGGGTCTGTCATATCCCCCCACTCATCCTCGTCCAGGTAAAGGTCAAGGATATCCTGATACATCCCACTGGTTAGTAAAACCAGTTTAGGTTCTTCAGTTTCAACCTCTTTACCCTTAAGGTCCTTATATTTTATAACCAGGATAACAAACTTTTTCTTTGGGGACATTGTTTTTGCAATATCTTTATCATCCGGGTCCTTTGAAGCTTTCATCTCTTCATAAGCTTCCATAAGTGCACAAGGTTCTCCAACTGATACGGGGGATACTACACCTTTTATTTCCCCACCCAGATAAAATTGGGTTGTTTCTAATGCAAATTCTTCATCGGGTTTAACGGGTAATATTCTTACCCTGATATCCTGGTCAGCTTTTAAGAATATCATGTTCCCTTTATTACTCCTGTCCTTTAAATCCTGACGTTGTTTTTGTAAGCGTTCTCTTAATGAATCTTTAGTAGCCATAATTATGTTTATTTAAAGTTTAACTTCTATCCTTCCTTACGTTTGCAGACAATGTCTGGATCATGTTTGCTCTTTGTTCAAATGACTTTACGCATGTATCCAGATTCTCAGCATCTGCCTCTGCTTGCCAAAGTATTTTTAGTTTAGCCTGGTATGATAGGTTTGTTACTATCTTGGCTTCTATAAAATCCTTACTCATTGGCCTACCCGTAGAGGGGTCTTTTTTATCTTTATTTAATAGGTATAACCTGGAGTATTCCATATTCAGGTCATTCTCTTTTTCTTTCTTTATTTTCTTAAGTTGGATTGCTAATAACCCTAAGAACCCATAAGCTGAGGGTTGTTCTTTAGCTTCTGCATTTATCTTATCTTCACTTATGGTTAGTTCTTCAAAAAGGTTAAATTTAAAAATCTCTTCCCCATAGATTATTTTTAAATTCATTAAGTCTGACTTGCTGAAATATTTCCTTAGTTTGTTCATCCAGGTATTTATAATTAATAGTACTTAAGGATTTAGTTAACTAGCTCAAGGTAATTAGCAACCTTATTATATTTATGTAAATCTGCCCAATCTAACCCCACTTCAAAGTCTGCCTCCATCCTTACTGAAGTTACCTCGAAATTGAACCATATCTTGGTTTCTGGGTTACGGGCAATGTTAAGAAGTTCTGGTACTATACCATGTATGTCATTGGGATAAGTATAGAATAGTATAGAGTCATGTACTGTACCAATTTGTAATAGAGTTTTTGGTAACTTGTGCCTAATTATCCGATCTCTAACAAGTACTGATGAGAACAGTGCATAGTCTGATGCAGCAGATTGTATTGGTGTATTTGTTGATTGCCTAAGAGCATCTAATTTTTTCCATTTATTATCTGAGTCAACATCTGGTAACCTTCTTTTCCTACCAAATAAACTTTTAACATAACCATTCTCTTCAGCAAATTTATGTTGGCTCTTAATAAATTTCTTTACCCTAGGAAAATCTTTAAACCAATCATCCAGGAATTGTTGTACCTCTTCATCGGTTACCTCAACCCCTTGCTCTCTCATTTTAGCGCCTAAAGCTTTTACCCCTTGCTCGTATGCAATACCAAAGTTTGTTGTTTTGGCTTGCTTCCTTCTTACTTTCCAAAGTTTGTTGTCTTTATGACTTTCGTCATCCAAAATCTTAAGTGCCTTATCATAATCAAAATCATATTTCTTACAGGCTGTAGCTAAGTGGATATCCTTACCTGTTCTGAACCATTCTAACATTGTTAATTCCTTAGCCATTGCAGCAAGCACCCTAAGCTCAGCTTGAGAGTAGTCCATTTGGAGTAATACCATTCCCTTAGGGGCTATAAACATTTTCTTTATATCGGCATTAGTAGTTACCCTGGGTATGTTTTGAAGGTTAGGGTTTCTTGAGGATAGTCTACCGGTTACAGTTCCATGCAATAAAAAACTACCGTGCAAAGTGTCACATGGTGTAAGCTTATTTAAGATTCCTTCAATGTAAGTAGAATATAATTTAGTTACACCCCTATATTCTAATAACTTATTAATAAAACCACTAGTATCCTCTTCTTTTAATACTAACAAAGTCTCCTCATCCGTAGACCATGCCCCCGAATCAGTCTTCTTAAAAGGTTCAAATTTAAACCCATATTTGGAATCAAATAATAGGTCTGACATTTGTTGGGGTGATCCAAAGTTTGTCCTTTCAAATAACTTCCTTTCCTTATTGTTAGTATATATCCCCGCTATATAACCCGATAATTTCTTTTCTTTGTTTTTAATTACTATATCACTTGCACCGTCATCCCTTAAATCTTCTAACTCTTTTTCAGCCTTTTCTATTAGAAGTTTCTTAATCTCTTTGGCTTTACCCTTTTCATATTTCTGAACATCGGGTACTAAGTATAAGGCTTCTTCCTGGTCTTTAATATCCTTAGCATACTTAACCTTTATTTCTTTCAAAAAAGTTTTATTTACTACCATACCTTGCCTTTCAGCGTCAGCAAGTACCCTTGTACCCATCATTAACATGTTCCTAAACAATGGGTAAAAACCTTGCTTGATAAGTAAGGGTTCAAAGTACATCATTAACCTAAACGTACAATCAGAATCTAATCCGCAATATTCAGATAGTATATCTAAAGGCACTTTCCCCCAGAAATTCATCATCTGTTCAGGGGACGCATCTTTCTTGGGCTGTCCCTTTAAATCGTATCCTGCATACTCTGGTACCCACTTAGCCACCATACTTTTTAAGTCATGGGGCCTTTCCTCATCAAGTAGGTATTTACCTAACATGGTATCTAGTAGAACGCCCTCCATCTTAATGCCATACCTATACCACCAGTTATATTCATACTTAAGATTTTGGCCTATCTTAACTATGTTTGAGTTCTCAATTACTTCTCTACCAAATTTACGTAGTATCCTTTCCCAATCCTGAAATGGGCTATCAAAATGGCCTAATGGGATTATCCAAGATGACCCCGGTTGAAATGACACACCAAGGATAGTTGGAAATGCCCAACTATCCTTAGATGATCCCCCATTTGTTTCAAAGTCTTGGCTACAATATTTTGTTTGTTTACAAAACCCTATAAGCTGGTCGACCTCTTTTTCAGTGGTTATTATTTTAAGCTTGTGCATCCTTTATGTCAGAGATTGATTTCTTAAGAGTTGGCCAATCTTTTTTATAGGCATGAAGTGAGGCAATGTTATGGAATAGATAACCCTCTTTTACCCCTACTTCCTTAGCTACATGTGACATTAACATCCATGCCAGGAATACGTCATTACCAAAATGGGTTACTACATCTGCACTCCTTTGATTGTACACTATATTAAGTCTACCATCCCGGAGTAGAAATTGGTAGTGCAATGAACAGGGGATTCTTTTTTGACCTCCCATTTCATATAAATCCCTGGGATAAAATATTGGTAATACACATTGCCTTGAATCTGGGTTTGTTTTTAATTCATCTACAATAAAATATAACCTACCAACCGGGTCTATACGTTCATTATAGGTGTAATCAAACTTACCTTCTTCATTTATAAATTGTTTCCATACTTCGGGCCTAAGCTTCCAGGCTTCTCCGGGGTTTACATGACCCTCGTCAAACCTTGACTCAATCCTCTCTTCAAATTCTGCCATTGCCCACTTAAGGGATTTACTTATTATGAATAAGTAATCCTTTCTTGACATTGATGTTAGGCAATAACTATAGTTTATAATTTCCTTTGTCTCAAAATTATCATCGTCCTTTACGATTTTATTTTGCATTGAGTGAGGGTGAACCTTGTGTCCCATTTCATAGACATCTCTCATTACCTCACTCATTAATTCGTAGCAATCCCCGAATACTCTCATTCTGCATCCTCCATTTTTAACCAGATGTCCATCTGATTCATGATTAAATATGTCTTCTCTTTACCATCAAGGTTAAGTTCAACCTCAGTACCCGAATACAAAGAGTATACTATCCTATCTCCGGGGAAATATCTCATTGGCCTGTCAGCTTCTCCCAACCCAGATACAACTATTGTACCTTTACCGGGTTTATCTTTCTTAGAAGTATCAGGCACTAATATACTACCAATCTTATCTGGTGCTGGGTCGGGTAGGACTATAACTCTTTGTAGGTCGGGTGTAACTTTTACTTTGTTCATATTAATTGGTTTTAAATTTACAATTCTTAGCAAATAAATCTGGTACCCCCGATATAGGTTTACCAGTTTCATCCTTCTGGAGTTGTTTAACTGCCCTTCTATGGATTTTATATGGGACCTTTGCTGGGTCTATTGTTTCAAATTTGTCCATTGCAGCTAATACCCTTCGGGACATTTCTGTTTCTGATCCCTTTAAAAGTTTCCTTATAGATTTGTAATTTTCATACATGGTAAAAGTTTCCCCAGATGTATATATATTAGCACAATAGAGTTTAACACTAACACTTGCTCTTTCTCCATATACATATTCAGCCATCCTTTGTATTAATAAAAAGTCAAATATTAGCCTTTTAGTTACTTCTGAGGATCTTAAGTTTAAGATTAGTATTGGGTTATCCTGGGTAATCCTTCTTTGGAAAACCAAACTTAATAAGCAACCTTTCCCACTACCATGGTTATTGTCAAACTTATATGCAATATTATAGTTTGAAGTTTTTTTCTTTTCCTTTAGCAGCACCTCACTTTTAACTATGTCCAAGTAATCAAAGTTAACATAATTATTTACTAACCTTGTCCACTTACTCATGGTATACCCAAACATATACCCAAAGTTAAAGTTAGGATCAACCCATGATTTATTAATCTCCATGAAGTGGTCATAGGATAATATTTGTGAACCATACCTATTACCCCCATTAGCAACTACCTCTTCCTCTTTTAATACAAGGTATTCATTTATAAATTCCCAGGCTTCCTGAGATGTAGCATGGTTACTTTGAATCATCTAGGGATTGTTTAAGAGTTACCGAACTGTAATCGGGTGTTTTGGATATAACATCGTCTATGTGAGACTTTACAGCTAATACAGCAGCATAGGGTATTTCAACCATAGTGGAATTAAAATTACATTTTTTATTAAAGATAGTTACATTGTGAACATCTATAGTATTTTTACCGGGTAGATTTCCAAGCACCCTTCTCCTTGTGGGTGTTTTAGCAATTTTAAACTCTTGTACATCAGCATCGTCCCATCGGGGAATTATAAAGTATTCTATTGCTATTATAAAATTTCCAAAGAGTATTGTATCCTGTGACATGTTTAATAGTTTGATTTAATCCTAAAACAGTTTATGAGGTTCTTCTTATAATAAATAGTAAACAGTGATCTAGGGGTCATCCCAATGAAATAAAAGAACTGGAATAGCAATTCATTAGCTCTCAGTATGTATTGTTTATAGGTTAACTCATCTGTTAACATCTGGGATTGTTTCCAAGGCTTATTCTTAAGAGTGTTACGAGCTACCTGATACCAATAAGTAGTTCTCCACAAATACCTCTCCATTACAGCCATGTGTTTTTTACTTAAATGCCTCCCACCCCTTAAAAATTCATCTACCAAGTCCTCATCCTTTATTACTACAAAGCTAGCATAGGTTGAGGGTTTGGGAAATTCTGTTAAAAGGTTATCTTCCCCCAACTTTAAAAGTTTGGTCATAGCATCTATGTTATCTCCATCTGTTATGTCCTTAATAGATATACCAGAGTATATCATTAACTCCATGTGGAAGTGTAAAGCATCCCCTAGCTCCTCGTTAAAATTTTGAAGGTGGGGTACCATATCTTCTCTTTGGTAACCCCGATGAAACATGTCCATTAGTACCAAGTAAGATTCCCAGGCTTCTCCCAACTCCTCAATTACCCTGGATATAAAATCTTTGATAAGTGATTGGCCGGCCCGGGTATTTATATTGATGGGGTATGGTGGTAGCCCCTCTATGTCAATATACTTTTGAACTAAGTTTAACTGCAGGTTAAAAATTTCTTCTAAACCCTTTGTACCTACATTTGGTACTTCTTCTTTAATATCTCTGATATCCATCGTTATTCTTTTATTAGGGATTCATATATTTCTCTCATTAATTCTTTGGTTAAATTAAATTTAACCTTACCTCTAACCAATATTAGACTTTTAGGTAAACCCTTCTCTGTACATTCTTCTATGTATTGTTTTACCTTTTCAGTTTTCTCTTCGAGTAAAAACTCAGCTTCCTCTTTATCCTTAAACCTACCCTCTGATTCAATTTGGGTTCTTTTAATATGCATGTTCTGTGCTTTTACTATTGCACAAAAATCAGCATCCCCACATACTGAGCAGGCTGGGTGTTTTAAGTCATGTAATTTTCCGAAGCAAGGGTCGTCTTTTGAACCCAGTTTGAATATGTCAACTGGGAATAATAAATCTTCACCTTTTATATTTTCTCTGGGCTCCCTCATATTGTTTATTTTAAATAGTATACACTTAATGTTTTAAAGTTTTCCATGGCCTAGTATCTTTTCTACTTCTTTTCCAAGTAGGATTACCTTAAATTTCTCTGCTCGGTAGTAGTTAACCCTGTGCTTACTATGCCTACGTAGATAAGCCCCTGCATCAGCAAAATCTTCTGCATAAACTTTTGTTTTAGATTTATGAGTACGCAATATCCTGCCTATTAATTGGAGGGTGTTTATAGCAGAGTCACCCGACGCAGCGTTTTGCATATACCTAATCAAAGGCATGTTCTGTCCTAGTTTGATTAGTAAGGAAGCTACCAGGATATCCAAGCTACCCCTCTTAAATTTATCAATTACCTCTTTACGATTTGATACTTTGTGGTGTACAAAACCTATTCTGTAATCTGGGAACTCTTCCTTTATCCTTTTATATAACCTTTCAACATGTTCATGGTACTTTGCAACTACTAATATTGGGTAAACTCCCCTATCAATATAAAAGCCTATCCTTTCTATAGACATGTTTTCTCTTTGTCTATTTCGAGTTATACCCTGGTCATATTCTAATTTGTAATCCCCTTTTTCCTTTACACTTAGGTTACCCCTAACTATTTTTATTACTACGGGTGTTGAAAAACCCTTGTCTATTAATTCCTGGTTTTTTATTTGATATGTGACATCCCCGAACAATGAGAGTACTTGGGTATTTTTAACCTTATCTTTGTGTAATAATGGAGTACCAGATAAACCCACTCTAACTATACTGTTATATACAAGGGCTAAAGCTTTTTTATTACCTTGACTAGTAACTTGGTGGCATTCATCAAAGAGTATCATATTGTATTTTAACAATTTACTCTTGTATTGTTCTGCACGACTCCTAATAGTAGGGGTCATACACACCATTATATCTGCCCATTTAATTTTATCACCCTGCATGTAGCCCCAGTCATTACCAAACATACCAGGCATATCATCTAGAAACTGCTGGTATAAGTCTTTATTATTAACTAATATTAATGCCTTAGCCTCCCGGTAAGATTTGTATATAAATGCTGCTATAGCAGTTTTACCCGCATTAGTTGCCGCAGCAATTATACCCCTATCAAACACGATGTCTGTGCCCTTTAGAGTATTTTTTACTATACTTTCTACAGCTTCCTTTTGATAATCCCTTAGTGTGAATTTACCTACTGATTTAGGTATCCCGGTAAATTCCAAAGCTTTCCTATTGTCTATGTACCTTATATTTTCTCCATAACTTTTTATCTTATCTACCATCATAGGCAATAGGCCCGTATTAGCATTTCCAACAGGGCTTAGAAATTCTATCTTACCATCCCAACCTTTAGGCATAAATCGTCTAAGGTGAAACTGGTTAGGATGTCTTACCTTCATACTCTCATAAAGCTTCTTAAGAACGGGTTGGTTCCCCGTCAGATGTACCTTGTTGTTGTTGATCTCGATCTGAATCATTTAGTTTTTTGTTGACTTTTATTATACCTTTTACTTTCACTTTATTCTTAATTAACCAATCTACAACCTCCCCCTCAGTACGCTTGGCATTACGGGCCATGCATCTAATTAGTATATAGGTCCCCTCTACATGAAACATAGCCGTGTTTTTTATGCCATGGCTTATGTTTTCATAAGCCACCTTTATTGGATTTATTATCATGCCTTTTTAATTTTATCAATATCCAACTTAAACCCATCATCTGTTTTAATGTTAAATTTAAATAGGTATTTATTTAACCTATCAATTGCCTTCTCGCCTATTAGTTGTAATGGGTCGGGTATTCCCCCTGTAAAATCTAACCCATAGAATTGGGCTTTTATATAATCTACCCCATCTACTCCTAACCTATTTGCTTCTTCCCTTACTTTCATAAAACATAAGTATTTATCTGGGCTATCATACTCATTTACTACCCCAGTCTTCCTTGCAATATGTCCCACGTAATATTTATAAAGGGCATTTGTCCCATCTGGATCTGAGTCTTTGGCTAATTCCAACTCAGCTTGGTATGTTTCACATATACCACTATACATATTATTAAATTTCACCAAGCCAAACTTTTTCATTTTCTTTAAACCCAGTTCTATGTACTTATGGAAGCCCTCTTTCTTTTCTAGGTTGAACTCATTACAAAAATCAATAGCCTGGGAAGTAATTACCTTTAATGAATCCCAATCTTTACTACCGGCTCTAATGGGGGCTATACCTTTATGTTTAAGTTGTCTCCTGACTAGGTGTAGGAGGTTAGCAAATATGCTTGAATCTAACCTTGATGATGATAATAGTTTGCATACCTTTTTATCTACTCGGTCATTAGTAATATTTATACTCCTATTAATAATTGAGTAGGGTCTACTTAGGGAGAATATTTGGTATGCTAGTTTTTCATAAGTAGTATTCACCTTTATAGTTTTACTATTGACTAATTCTTTTAAAACTAGCAACAGTTTATCTTCAGTGATATGTAGTGATGGGTTTCTTACCATGTTTCATTTTTAGCAGGTCTGTATAACGTAACCAATCAAATTTGTTTACTCTTCTTAGGGTTTCTTCTTTACCTATATCATTTACGTCTTTTTTACCTTCCCAGTATACTAACTTAATGTTTTTGTAAAACACCATATCTAACCCCAGGTCAATGGATTCTTCTATTGCATCTGGGTCTAATAGTAATACTATGGATTTAACTGGGGATTTAATTATCATTGATTTTTGTTTCGGGGATACTGACTTACCCCCAGTAGCTATTGCATCATCCCCGATTGTTTCTGCATTTAATATCCCCTCTAGCAGGTATACGTTTTCATATATTGATAATGCATCAAGGTTATATATAATACCAGACTTACCTATACCTGTATCCTCAATAGTTGGGTTATTATACTTAGGACCATTACCAAAAAACTTCCTAGTATGAAAGTAGATCAATTCCCCCTTTAAATATATAGGTATTATTATATAGCCAGCATATTTACCTTCTCTGCAATAACCCCAACCTTTATAAGAAACCTCGTCAATATCAAACTTCCGGGTAATACCAATATAATCTCTGGCCATTCTACCAAATCTAGTATCACCCAGTTTAATATTAATATATTCTTCGGGTAGTTCTATGTGCTCTTTTCTTACTTCCCTAATAATTGAAGGCTCTATGTAATCTACTCCCTCAAAGGCTTTTAGGAATACCCATACATCCCTATATTCTTTTAAGTGTTCCAATCTAAGTATTACATTTAAAGGACTAATCTTATCCCCACAAGTAAAACAGTTAGCCCTTCTATCCGATATATGTACTCCGAACTTATCGGCTTTACCGCAGAAGGGACAATCGCCTTTTAGCCAACCCCTCTTATACTCATGCATACCCCTTCTATTAATAAAGTAAGAATAAATCTTACCCTTAATATTATTGTTATATGTCTGACTCATCCTCTATATCTTTTTTTCTTGGCTTCCTTGCTACTTTCTCTTCGGGTTTGTTATCTAAGTGTTTAAATTGCTCATCAAACTCAGCCCTTTGTTCCTTAGTCATTTCTGTTAATCTTTGAGTTTCTGCATTTACCCAATATACTGCACGGCCTTTTGGTTTACCGTCTCTTTGGTCAACCAGTTCTAAACGCTGTATACCTGCAGCTTCTTCTGTCTCTGTCCTATTTAATCCCCATATTGCCTGAGCGTTTCTTATAATATTGATATCACCAGCAACATCATTCCCCTCATACCTTGAAGCTTCTCTTACAGAAGCAGCCCTGGTTACGTGTTGTGCAGTCCATACGTGTTCAATGTTTTTCTCAAGGGCTAAGTTAGCAACCTCTATATAAGCTTCTGAAATCCTTTCACTGATGTTTTCTTTACCTGCCAAACAACCCATCTTACCCATAAAATCAATTATAAGTACGTCAACTCTTATACCATATTCACGGTATAATAAATCTATATAATTACTTATGTCATTAGCTGTGGTTATAATAGCGGGCATACGTTTAATTACTAACTCTACACCTAACCTTTTATATTTACGTAATGCCTTTTGTATCTGCCTATCAAACTCACCCGTTAGGATTTGCTTCTTATCCTTGTTAATTATTGCCTGCTCAACCCTTATAGTTAATTCATCCTCACCATTCTCAAGGTCTATTACTAATACCCTTTTTTGTAACCTCATATAACCCCGAGCAGTATTCATTAACATACCCGTTTTAAATTTCTTTGGTTTATCCAGGATTACTATAATACTCCCTTTAGAGTAACCCCCTGCATTTGTCATACGGTTTATTTGTTTCCAAGGGGTTGGTAATATTGTACCTCTATCCTGTCTATCAAATTGCCTCTCTTTAACATCTGTTACTAGAAATGCCCCTTTATGGTCCCTGCCTATCAATTTAGGGGATACTGCTTTTTGTACCTGTTTGGAAAATTGGTCGTATTGGTTATAATTAGTTAAATCTACTTCCTCTACTATGGCTTTTAAATCAACGAATTGAGAAAACTTTTCGGTCTTCTCAAGTATATCTTCCCCATCTTTAACTGTACCCTTATATAAATCTTTACATATATCTATTATATTACTCCTGTCGCTTACTGTTAATAAATCCCTAAACTGTTTTTCACTAAAGGATTTATTTACTTCTTCGAGTAGAATAGTTAAACCGGGAACTCTTCTTTTTGTTTTAAAATACCTCTTAAGGGTATACGCTATAATTGCGTGATCCGTTAGTGTAAAATAGTAATCAGTGTAAAGGTTGAGAGCTTTGTATCCGTTAATATCCTGGACTGTGAATTTTAACAAATCTAATTGAAACTCAATAGTGAACTGGAATTTCGTATCCGCCATAGAAATATATCAAAGTATAATATAATATAGTATCCTTATTTTTAATAGTATACCCGTTACTTAAAATATCCATGAGTTAATAAGAAGTACCTTATTTATATTAACCCGGTATTATTTTTATTATATTTGCATTATATAAATTAAAACAGGGTACAAAATGGAATTACACAGATTAAAAACTATGAGTGAGTCTTATGACCAAGTTCTATTCAATAGGCTTTACAATGAGACTAAAGGATTACGTAAATCTCTAGTATTCCAAATAGATGCTAGAAGGTTTAATGTTACTCAAGATATAATAGAGTCTTGGTTCGATGATAAATTCATATTCGTTTTTAATAAATATTATAGCAAAGTTTCTAATGAGGTTTTAAAAGGTTATATTATTAACTCTTTAAAAACCTTCAAATTCAGGATACTCAGAAAGGCTTATTCTGGTTACACAATGATTAGTATAGATGACACCCAGAGATTAGTCAACATTATACCGGATAAGCAAGAAGAAGACAATTATGGTGAATTTTTAGAACTTGCATTATCATTCTTAAAAACAAAGTTATCAGATAATGCAATGTTAGTTTTAGAAACTGAAATAAATCCCCCGGAATACATCTTAGATAAGGTATCCCCTACCAAAACAAAAATACCCGCAAAAATGCTTTGCGAGTATTTAGGATTAGAAGCAAATAACAATGCAATCACTCTTATAAACTCTCTAAGGAAAGAAATTAAATCTTCTGTTGAAGAAGCTAGGAAATTCTTTAACGGTAAGCTTCTACAAGTATAAGGACCTCTGATAAACCATTTGCGTTATTTAACCAATTAGCCTCAGTCCCTTGGGAAGTTGTAACAGTCAGGTATACTCTTTTTATGGGATTGCTGGGATTTAATTTAACAACAAATTGCCAAACTTGGGATTGGTAACCTAATAAGCTAGGCATAGTAAGCATGGGGCAATTGAAATTGTTCCTACCATTTTCATCTGCAAAATGTATCTGGCCCCTAGCTGCATTACCAGCAGCTGTATTAACAGAAAACATTACCTTTAATAAAGCCTCAGATGCATCGGGACTTGTTAGGGGGTAGCTTATGTCAATGTAACCTTGACTTATATTTAGAGAACCTGAGGATAATGAAAAGTCTACTCCAAATGGCCTATCAGTCCATTTCCATACTCCACCATTACCTAAGTCCCCCCATGAACCATCTCCCCTTAGTACATTGCTCGTACTACCCGATAGCTTAGGTAATAAGCCGTGTCTTAAAGTTGTAGCATTCAAATCTGTGTTATCATCTGGGACTCCCCAGTCATCTAGCTTAGTTTGATTTAAATCTATTATCCCTTGATTTGCGGAGTGTAATAAATTATCCAGTGTAGATAGGTTTTCAATTACTGTGTTATCCTTGTTTATATAATATTCACTTGTATAATCAGTTTTTACACCAAGCAAGGTAGATAATATTTCGCTATGGGTTAACCCCCCTAACTCATGGGTGGGGGTTAAAGTAAAAGTTAAACTGCTAAAGGTAGCAGCATTAGCCCCTACTGTAACAGTAGCTATTAATACTCTTTTCTCTGGATTATCCAATGCTGGTATAGGTTGTCCAGCTACACCCGATTGGACGTTATAGGTTGCGGGGTTTGAGCCACTGGATAATAGGTACTGGTGTTCACAATAAATAAGGTCATACCTTATACTGGCCTCATTATTTTTGGGTATACTTAAAGTTATATCTGCATCATCATTGTGGATAACCTGCCCCTGTGGAGTTAATATTACCCCTGTATATTTACCTAGCACGGGGGGTACAGATTTAGAGGATTTCTTAACTGACTCAGTTGAATGGTTCATGTGAACCACTATAGAAGACCCCCCTTGTGTATGTAAAGAAAAATCATCAAAACCAGAATACCTGCCGGGTCTAAGTAAACCCAATAAAACTTCAGTAGTTTCAAAAGAATATATAGAAGCCTTATATGTGTGAAATTGTTTTTCCATTTTATATTATTTTTATAGGCCGGTTAACCTGTTAAGAAACTCAAATCGAAATGTCCGGGTTAGGGATCACTGCAAATAATAATCGGCTTTAAACCCTAAATCCAAGTCAGTTGAAGGGTGAAATTCAATTGTAAAAGATGTAGGCACTGAATACTCGTGATTAATAGTAGGGATACCACTCCACCCATCCTCATCAAAAGTATACAACACCGTCCCTCCAGTACCAACACCAGAGTAAACTTTAACCCACATCCCGGCAGCAGCACTTGAATTATTTACACCATCATGCCAGAACGTAAACTTTAAATATTTTGCACCAGCTGCATTATTAACCACCTTAGTATATGTTGTACCGTCTTCCTTATCAGGGTGAAAAGAAGACCCTGTATAATGTGATTTTAAGGTGCCGCTGGCAGTTGTTCTTGTTTCATTAAACATTATTGGATCAGGAAAAACATTTGTAGCAATTGTGCCAGACAAAGGGGTTATCGTATGACCCTCAGGGGCTACTCCAGGTAAATATTCAGGGTGCTCTGGACCTTTAGTATAGATAACGATATCATCAATGTCAGCATAAATTAATTCATCACTGCAATTATTAAGACTATGCTTTATAACTCCTCCTTCAATAAATCCTAAATGATTATTTAACTGCGTAACCGATTGAAACCATAGAGTGTCAGTTTGCTGCGCCAATACACCATCCTTATAAGTTGCTACAATGGCATTTTTTTGACCTGGTGTGTTTACTTTTACTCTTTTAGTATAGGTTATACACGATCCGTTATTGGTATTTCCGTAATTCAATTGTATGTTCCATGTTCTTATCTCATAAACGTATGAATATATCCTCGAAGGCGCTCCTGACCCCATTCCATTATGAGCTGACCAACCATGTAAATCTCCAATTGTATCAATAACCCACGGATCATTTATAACATTCCAGTGATTGCCCCCCCAAACTCCCCCAGAGGGTACTTTCCCTCCGTAAGTATTATTAACCGTATGCTCACTGTCATAGTTACTAGAATAACACACCTTCACGTCCATATACAGTTCCGGATAAACTGTGTCAAGCATTATCCCAACTTCTATTCCCTGATTTGTAGTACAATCACCTATATCATACTTTGACCTTAAAAATTTATTACCAGCATTATCTATAATTGATTGGTTATCTTCTCTGAAATTAGGCATAATAGCTTGCCATCTATTTACAATTGTATTACTCGTGATTGTACCTGTGGGTAAGTCATTTAAATTATCAGCGAATAAAGTATCAGAAACAAACGCTTCTGGATCTCCCGGCTCTTCAGGATCGGTGTTAGGTATAATTTTCTCACCTGGATAAGGTTTGAAATATACTATTTGATTAAGATTTCTGCGTGAAATTAAGCTCTCTGCACGTCCTAATTCGAACGCCGGAATATCATTAACGTGATCATATAGCGAATCAATTTGAAATTGGGCAGGTAGGTAATTATATATTTGTAAATTATCAAAATATCCGTTTGAGTAAAATCCTTGATTACCATCTAAATATCCATTTATACTCAAGTGCCTATCATTGTAAGGAAAATCATTTCGTATCAATGAATCAGAACTCGCTAACGTTTGTTTTACTTTATTTATATAAATTCGAGCGACTCCGGCATCACGATTAAACCAAAACCCGAAATGCGTCCAATCATTGTCTATCCAAGCATTCGAAGCAGTTATAACAGTATTTGAACCACCTGGACCAGCTGTATAAAGGTAAACGGAATTTGTTGTACCGTTAAGTCTGGCATACCATCCCTGTTGACCGCCAGAAGGGAAATTACCACAAATTACAGTGTTGTCGGTAGTAGTACTTGTACGAACCCATACCGATACATAAAATTTCGTTCCTGAGTTAAAATTGTTTTGGGTTTCAATTTGACTACTAACAGAAGGAAACATACTACTAGCCCCCTGCACCTTATAGGTAGTGTTATATGCTACCGTGCCTTCTGTGGTCGTAGCAACGTTATACATAGAGCTGTCAACGCCATTCTCAAATAGCATTTTAAGGATAGGGCGTTGTGATTGAGCTTCAAGAGCTATCAACGACATTAATATAATAAGTATCTCCCTCATGGCATCTGGAATATTACTGTACAAGACACCCTAAGCGGAGCTGTACCTGATCCGGTAGAACCAATAATTTGTATTATATCACCCAGCAAAACATCATCATTTGAAGTATTAATAGTTGCATCAGCTTCAGTAGCTCCTGTAAATGTTGCACCTGTGCTTGTCATATTAACCCATGTACTGCTTCGGTAACGTCGAATAATTACTGTTTCCGTTGCGCCTCCCGGATTACTTCCCCCGCTGGCTGTTAATTGTACCGAATTCATACCGATGAGGGGATTATTTGCCTTAATTTTAAACTCAACAGTATCAGCACCGGCTGATAGTGAGATCAACAGGGGCTGCGTTTGCGGTAATCCAGCAATCGAATCCGGGCCAACCCCTACGGCAATTTCTCCGTCTGATATGGTGCCTTTTATAGTTCCCACCCCGTAGACCCCATCCTCTAAGAGTTTAAGTCTATTATCGTGAAGTCTAACCGAGTCCCCAATCCATGAAATAGAGTCATCTTGAGAGTCATTTTTAGCCCCCGCGGTAACTAAGGCCGAACGTAAAGGAATAGTAAATTTGGAAGTTGTACCATCCAGTGTATCTTTATTAGCATGGGTATGACCCATAATCTCCATAGCTTTTAACCTAACATCATGGACTTGGAGTGAATCAGACTGGTTGTTAATAGAGTCAAATACTACCCCAAATAGGCCCATGTGGCCCGCCAAACTATCCCAGGCTGCGGCTACTGTCCTGTTGTATTTAAGGAAAGCAGTTCTTATGGGATCACCAGTTCTATCGTTGGGGCTTGATCCCACGTCTATCTGTTCCGGTTTAACTTGGCTAAAACCTACTAGTGATAATAAGCTAATAGTTAAAGTTATTAATATTTTTTTCATCTTTTATTTATTTAAGTATTATCCGCGGTTATTAGTGTGTCATCAGCAGTTATAAAGGTTGAGTCAGCATAATAAGATACTTCTCCCCCTTCTACTCTTAGTTCCATTAATATAGCATTTACGGGTTGTATAAAATTTTCTATTACTTCTCTTAATCTCTCAAGTTCCTCTACAGTAGGGGTTTTAATGATTGTACCATTAGTATCTGTTATAGTTATTGAATATCTAGAGAATGAAACACAAGAAGTGTCATAGATAATGCAACCCCCATCATATTGTAAATCCATGTCATAGTTATTCCCCGAGCCTGGTATTTCAAAATAGTCTATTATTACCCAGTCCATTAGGGCTAAAAAATTATCCAAACTTCTCCTCGAACCCTTGTATTTATATATCTCAAATATATTAGACAATAAAGCTCTATACTTAACCTCGCTGTTAAATATGTCTGGGGGATTACCAAGAGTATCCGATAAGTGTATTAAAAATTTACTCTTATCAGCAGTGGGTAATGAGTCATAACTATCTGCATGGAATAATATACCTGTGCCCTCAAGAAAAGGTTTTACCTCCACATCTATTTCATTACAGAATATAGATAAAAATCTTTCTAATGTACCCTCACTGTTACTATCCTTATAAGCGTCATTCTCTTTAAAGTAATTTGGTAATAGGCCAAACAAAAAGTTAGGCTTAGTAGATGTTTTAGAAAATGTGAACATTATTATATATATTGTTCTATTACTTCTAAGTTAATACCTGTGCTCTTTATTATGGGTACAGTAAAATCATCAACTATTATGTCTGAGTTAAAGGCATAGGTTGAAAAGAACCATTCCTCGTTTACTGTATAATTACCAGATATAGTAAATGACAGGCCATTAGAAGAAAATAATGATCCAGATGATGCCACCCCAACATATTCATCATTCCTGTAAACCCGGAATGTGTTAGTGGTTATTGCTACCAATCTCCATAGAGCTTTAACAGTAGAGCCCGAATTAACTGTTGATGTCCAAGTTAATTGAGTATCAGTATCTATACCTCTCCTTGGGTATGGTTTGGTATATATGTAATCCAAAGATAAGAAGTCTACCTTATCCAGGTTATCTATTAAAGCTATTATATCTGATTTTCTTATTCTTCTGTTTATGTCACTATTGTTAAACCCATACCCTATTAATAGGGCCTCCTTAATGTCATTACTTGTAGCAATCACATTTCTCCTAAACTTAGCAGTTACAGTTAACCCAATAATTAATTCTGTTATTCCAGCGGGTCTTGCAAATATTGCTAGTCCAAACATTTTCTTATCTGCAAAGAAATCTTCAACGTCTGTAAGTAAAGCACTAGAAGCTTCTGTTCCAGATGTGGGTGCAACATATATTTGCAAAGCTTGGGCACAATTAAATTCTAAATCTACTTTAGAAACCCCAGGTACCAATTTTGAAAGGTCCTTGTAATCCTGAAGTGTAACTGCCCTTCCTAATGTCCTTATGCTTAAAGGGGCTGACGATCTAATTCTTTCTAAACCCTCGGTACTTAAACCTCCAGATGCTGGCTGTGGATTAGTTATTGTTATATCATCAGAATAACCCGTTACGTCGGGTTTTGTTGAAGCATCAAAGTTTGTTATAGTATTTACATCAGAATTACCAGCTTCTCCTAAAGTCTGGTAATAAGTTGCTAATACCTGATTACCCGCAGATGGTATTACTCCATGTACCCCGTCCCCAAATTTAACAAATATTTCTTTATCCTCATTAACCTCAACTATAAAGTGTTTATCTAATGGGCCAGAGAATGCAAATGTTGTCTTTAATTGCCAAGCCTCATTATCAATAACTATACCCACAGAGTCATGCTCATATTTATCATTTATTACAAATGTTTGGCTTGGTGCGTTATTAGTTGTACCTAAGTTTTGGTTAGATAAAGTTTTTCTTTGTTTAGCCCTTACATAAGCGTATGATGTCCCGGTAAATACTGTTACGGGGGAAACTAAAAGGTATTCTACACCAGATGAATTTTTAACTATTACCCCTTGGGTAATTTCAAAGTCAGACTCTAATAAAACTGGATTACCACTAGAGTCTACCATTGTTACCTTTAAATCCACTGAAGCTGGTATATAAGCTTTAACCCTATAATCTATTAACCTTGTAAGTTTTATCATAGAGGTGTACTTCCTTGCTGTAGTTATAAAAGATTCTCGGGCTATTTGGTCTATGTAATAATTTAGCTGTTCTACTAACCCAGCAAATAGGGCTATAATTATTACTAATAAATTACTATCAGAATAATCAGTTATTTCAGGTACAGCTACCTTAAGCCTATTTATTAAAGAAGCCTTAATAGACTTATAGCTACGGTCTATATAAGTTACCCAGGGGTTATTTAAAGCCATTGTTAGTAATTAAGAGGGTATGATAATGATTCCTGAATACCTAATTCTTTGACTAAATAGGTAAGGTTAATTTGTAATGATGTTGGTGATGTTCTTACTATGTTTTTAGATGTTAATGTTATCCTTGGTTCCCAGTCATTGATGGCATCAACAACAAAACCCTCAGCTAAGCTTATCAGTATGTTATCATTTGGTTCTTCTAATGTTTCCATTATCCTTGAACCGAATAAATTTTGGAAATACCTAGTAAATGTGGGCCAACTAAGTATTATGATAATGGATGATTTTATTAAGTCTACACCGGTTACTATTTTCGCTTTACCATCTGCTATTTGGATGGGGAATATTAAACCGGAAGTAAATAGTGATGTTGCCATATTTAAAGTAAATATGGTGTTGTTTAAAAGTTAACCTTTCTTAAGGGTTTTCTATTATTATTAGGGGAAATAATTTTTCTATAAAATCCTGGGATATGTCTAAAGGTAGCATTTTCCTGGCTATACAGTTAGCGTTAAAATCTGTATTTTCTTTATCCAGAAACATCTGGTATCCCTTTAACTCTTTATTATACTCATCAATAATGGGTTTAAATTTTTCCCTAAGATCTTTTAACTCTGTGTTATAAGAACTCGTTTTGTCAGCCATTATGTCCACGGGGATATCATATACTTCCCTGTCCTGTATTTTAAAAGTTCTTGGTTTACCCGACTCACCATCCCTACTTGCATAAAGGGTATTTATATTATTTACCCCTTCATAAAACTCATTTAAGTTGTCGGGCACTTTCAATGTAGATTTTATAGCCTCTACTAAACCCTTAAGTTTATCTTTAACCCGGGCTATTTGGTATAATACATCAAACCTAGTATTAGGACTTTCCCATTCCTTAAATTGCGATAAATCAACCTTTTCTAGGTTAGATTGTAATATTATTAACTCCTTGTTTGTCATATACCAAATTTATTATTTAATAGTACCCAAGGATAAATTTTCAACCATACTGGATAACTCCTTTATTGCTTCTATTAGTATGGGGATAATCTCAGTATAATTAACTGTTTCAAACTCTTTATCACCCATACTAAATATGGGGTGTAAGGTTACCAGTATTGGCAATATGTCAACTACTTCTTGTGCAATTAAACCCAAATGATCTCTTTGGTCATTTGGTTTATAATTAGTGTTATATTTAAACCTAACCCCCCTTAAAGATTTGATAGTTCCTAAAGGGTTATCTATATTACCAATGTCATGTTTAAGCCTAATATCAGATGGTATTGACTGACTACCTAATACTGTACCAGCAGCAGCAAAGTTCCCATTAGCATACCATTTAAACCTATCTACCAAATCTGTTTCAGTACCATTAATAGTAGATAATACCATACTACCGTTATTGTTATTTGTTTTTGCATCCCCATCCTGTATAAAATATAAAGCTATGTTATGTGTTAATTGGGATTGACTGTTTACAGAATATCCCTTTATTGCCCCCAAGATTGAAGAGGCAGGAGTAGTGGTTAACGTTCCTAAAGCCCCTTGGCTTCTATAGAAATTAAATGTAGAGGCTCCCCCTGTAGCGAAGGTGTATAAACCCATACCAGCACTAACAGTAGAAGTTAACACACTAAGTTTATCAGTAGGTGTATAGGTAGTATAAGTAGTTGATAGTTTTAGACCAGTTGAGGATAATGAAGCTCTTATCAGGTTATTAGTTGCAAAGTGTATAATTTGATCATCTATAGTACCTATAAGTATATTTCCCCCATCATTATAAAAAGCAGCACTATTGGCTGTAGCCATACTAAATAAAGTAGCAGTAGAGGCATTTCCAAACCTAACTATTTGTAGGTTATTACCTGAATCCAGGTATAAATCTAATACAGCCTTACCAGTTGTTTGTGTATTACCCCCTGTTAGACTATGTAAGGTTATACCGTCAGTACCAAAACTCTGGTACATTGATCTAGCTATACTTAGATTACCCAAACCATCTACTGAAAACTTTTGAGACCCCGCATTCCGTAGGGACATTAAAAGAGAATTAGTAGCAGTTAGGTTATTTACAGTATCTAACAAATATGCTACAGCATTATCAATATTAGATACTCTAGGCCATAATAATAACCTAGTAACAGTACTACCCCCCGATCCTATTGAAGCCTCGAGTATTTTTGATGTATTATTATTACCAGTAGGGCTATCATCTATTATATATATGTACCTGTTGGCAATACTGTAAGCTGTTGAGGGACCCGTGTAAACTCCCCTTAAGGAAAGCATACTACTATAATCGCTAGAGGTAACATTTTCTTCTCTATATATATCTAAGCCGGTTCTATTGGTTTTAGTAAAGGCCGAAAAAGCTGTGCCTTCTCCCAGGTAATTATACCCTAGTGTACCCTGGCTCCCATATATTCTTATACCCTCATTAAGGTTACCATTAACCAATATACCATAAGTAGCATAACCCAATGAGGATTTATGCACATGTAGAAATGAATTTACTACCTCAACACTGAACTGGTCTATGTTAAATACATTAGAGTTATTAGCTGTAAAAGCTAATACATCATCCACTGTTTGTTTTATATGGGTATCATTATCACCAAAACCTATCCCCGAGGATAATCCTAAGGATATAATATTAGAAGATGTTAAAGGTGATAAATAACCCCCACTTAAAGTCCAAAGACCATCCCCAGAACCTACTAAGCCATCTACATAAGTTTTAACTGCGTTTGATGTGGGTATTGCAGTAGTAGATGTAGTAATTGAAGTAGCTACAGAATATCCCGTTGATAACAAATTACCTGACGTATTTTCATAAGTGGGTATATAACCACTGTTTGAAGATGTGGGGCCTTTAACAAATTTATCTGTTTGTAATTGGTTTTTAAAATCGGCCCAAGATATCCTTCTGTCGCCAACGGCACTTATATTGGTAATAATGGTATCACCCCCAATCAAAGTAGTTACTAATGGTAATCCCAATAAATCAATACCATATAATACATTATCGCCATAAGTAGCATTGTTAGAACCCACTACCACTGTTAGCCCCACACCAGCCCTAAACATTAAAGTGTCATTTGAAGTAGCATTAGCTGTAATGGACCCATCAGTTACTTTGTCATAAGCGTTAGCTATACCAGCCCCTAGTCCAGTTGTTAAGTTTGATCTACTTATCCTTCTATATGAAGACACTGATGTGTCATAGATAACTAAATAATCATCATCTGATATAGCGGTTCCTTCTGTTAGGTTTATAAAATCGTCGATAGCCGAAAAACAAGGTAACCAACTTACAGTATCGAAAAACATTAATCTCTTCTGGGTAGTATTAAAATATAATTGACCCCCGCTTAATGAGAATAAGGGGTCATTAGCTAAATTATGGATTACGGGGTTTAATAGTTGATTATAATTAAATTGTACATTTTCGTAAAAATTGTATTTATCAAAAGCTTCAGGGATATTGTTTAAATTATTAAAGTCTAGATAAAAATCGGGTAATTGTCCCCCTAACATTTCAGCATTATCTACTACCCCATCACCGTTAACATCGTATTCCATTTTTAACATATCACCTAAACCACCCCCCCCCGTGATATTAACTATCATCTGTGTAACGTAATCCTTAGTGGCCTTAACTGTGGGTATTTCTGTTAGAGAATTACTAAGAAACAAGTTTTGCTGGGTTCTAACATATAAACCATCAGCCTTAACTACTATGCATGACTCGGGATTCCTTGATATGTTTACTCCCCCTATTATTATATCAGTTGCATAAGGCAAACTATATACCTCAGCCTTAAGAGTATCGGGATTAACTCTTAATGTCTTACCATCCAGTTTATCTTCAAGGTATCCAGAAGTAGGGTCAAGTTTAGATACTTTTACCATTTCATCGGGAAAAGGTTGATCATTAGTTACATACCAAGATAATATATGGTTATGTACTGATGTAGCTATATCAGAGAATGTTTTTGTCATAGCCACAATCTGCTCACTGGTAAAGTCTGGGGGACCTGCCGGGGCATAAGTTGGATTATTAGTAACCAATTTTTCTATGAAGTCATCTATTAAATGACCTAAGGGGAATCCTGGCATATGTTTAGTGTTGTACTGTTGGGTTTTGTATATAGTCTTTATCAGTTAATTCCAAATTACCCGGCTGAGGTAACATACTGGGTGATCCTAAATTGGGTTGGACCATTACACCCGTTTGCCCAGATACTGGGTCTATATGTATATGTCCTTTGTAGTGAAGTAACCAATCGTTAACCTTATTTTCTATTTTGTTTAACTGTTCAGTTGTTTCTATTACCTTAAGCAGACCTTCATGTTCTCCTAATTTTTCAGATGATCCCCCGGTTATATATATCTTACCATCCTCATCCTTTATGATAATCATTTGTTTTCCTGGGCTCTTAAAACCATAGGTAGTAACAGATTTAAATTCACTGGGTTTCTGTTTTGGGGAGTAATAACCATGGGACCATACGGGGAAAGCTGGTTTACCATATTCAAATTCTACCCATACTAAATCACCCTTCTTGGGTAATACCTGTATACCATAATTTTCCCCCGAAAAATTATTCCTAGGATAAGCCCATTTAACATGAGTCTTTACCCCTGTTACTTGGGGCACTTTAACTAATAACCTATTTAAACCATCTGGGTCATCATTATCTACTACATAACCCCTATATACACTATAATATTTACCAAAGAACTCCATTCCTTGGTAGAAGATATTATTTAAAAATGAGGTAAGATATCTCATTCTGCATCTGGATTAATCTGTGTTTTTGATTCTGATATTAACTTTGCAATCTTTTCTATGTTCTGATTAATATCAATACCACCTTCTTGTAAGGCCTCTTCTACATTCTTATAGTGAGAAACTTCACTACTCTGTACCCCAGGTAAATAATAACCCCCCGGTGTACTACCCACTAATACCTTCAGGTTATTTATATCATTAAATAGTTTCTCTTCTGTTAGGTATCTCTTTTCAAAATCATCACCCTCTGGGTTAACTTCTGTATCCGTTTTGTAGAGACTTTGAGAGTTTGCATCATCAACTATAAATACCTCACAATTTGTTATATACCCAGAAGAATTTATCTCGTGTTCTGATTTTTTTACATACCAATTACCATTATGAGCAGGTAATAGGCCCTTAACGCTAAGTATACTATCAGGTACTAAACCAGGATCCCCCTCAACCTTTATGTCTGCTTCAACCCTTTCCATTTCTATATTCTTAGCCACATTTTTCATAGTGTCTATTTCAGCACCAGGATAATCTAATGGTGCAGAATATATGTAACCAGCTATACTTAGGTTATTCATCATTGCATGGAACTGATCAGATGGTGAGGCATCCTTAGGTATATACCTACCCTTATAGCCTTGATCCGGTTTGTTGTGCCATAACGCTAAAGGGTCTCTAGCAAATATTGCCCTCTTATCAACACCATGGTTTAAATAACCCATATAAGATTCTAATAAACTTTTAATACCTTTTACCTGTTCTTCTTTGGAAATAGACTTATCTTTAACTATATCTGGTAAAGGCTTCAACCCCTTCAAACTCTGTATATAAGATTCCCTAGACGTCATTATTTTAGTTGTCGGGTCTAAAGTTGTATAGCTTAATATATTTGCATCAGCTACTTCTCTCTTACTAGTAGGGACAAAGCTAAGGAAAGATTTATCTGACCTATAAGTATAAGACCTATTTGGGCTATTTCGTAAATTACGGTTATGTATTTGTAAATTATTACCACCCCCAGATATAAACCATGGGCCATCTGGGGCCTGTCTGAAAATATTCCTGAGTACATGGTAAGGGGATATATTTGCACTAACTATATCAACTGGAGTGTTTAGAAACATACCTATTGTGGGAGCGCTTTGTGTGTCATCAAAGTAATCGTTAGGTTCTGGGGGTTCAGTATTTGTTACTGTTTCTGGGGGGGTAGGGGATAAAAGATTTTTGGGGGTATTAGAATTTCCTTCATAACCCGTGTTGGGATTTATACCGGGTAATTGCCCAGGTAAAAGTTTACTATAGCTTCTCCAGATTATCTTACCATTATATTTTATCGTAGCTCTGTATTTATCCTCTACAAAAAGTTTAAGGTATTCTAATATGGTTACCTTACCAGTACCCTGCGTCTTAGTTGATTTTAGGTATGATGATAAGTCTGTACAGTTTAATTCCATATAGATTATATCTTCCCCATAGTGGGTCTTTACATCCCTAATATAAATTATTATGGGGCTACATAATTGACCTACAAAACCCCATAGTACTCTTAGAGCTGTATCATAATCAAATATACCCGTTCTAATTATAGCCTCTACACTTTTAGCCTGCAATCTTATAATACACTTATCTTCCTCATCATCCTCCATGGTGTATTTGAAATAGGTGATGTATACCTGATTCCTGTCTAAGTTAGATAACATATTTACACCTAACTCATTTTGAATAATCGCCAAAGGGACCTTAGCCATATATTGCAACTATGTTAGAAGGGTTAGGAATTAATAAAGTTGTATTTATTGGGATATTAAATATATCATCAATATCATTTACATCAGCAATTAAGTACCACAAAAATGGATCATTATATTTTTCTACGGCTATATCTAACAAACTCTGTCCCTCTCTTACTGTGTGGTAGTCATCGGTCAATTTACCGGGGTATATAATGGGCGCTCTGTCCAGTGATAATGACCCATCTGTAAACTTATATATGGTCCCTCTTTCGTATAAGGAAACGTTCATTTCTAGTAATTATTTAATTTTTACTTAAGTATCATTGCGTGAGTTAAACTAGCGTTTGCTACTCTTGCTAATGTGATTGTTTGAGTTGCCTGATGCGGTAACATATTAGTATTAACAAAATTCTTATTTGAATCATAATAACCAACCTTGAAGTTAGATAATTTATAGGGGGCTTTTAATACCTGAAAAGTTCTGTCCTGGAATAGTATACTTTGGGCTCCCCATAAAATTCTTACTCTGGGTGGCTCCCGGTCATAACCATCTGGCTTAGATAACGCTTCTACTTTTCGGCATTGGTTAATTACGTAGTCCTTTTGCCCCCCCATTGAGAACCAATCAATTTCAAATTCTATTAAATCCTCTGAGCCAATAAAATGATAGTTATAGGTATTTCTACCTATTGGTTTAATAGATACATAGGTAGTCTCTGGACTTACACTGATCTCTTGGGGTATGAAGGGTAATACTATTGATTCTATACCTTTGTTATATCCCAGTTTATCTATATTAGTTATCACTACCCCATCCATCCTTCTTACACCCCTTTGGTTACTAAAATTAGTATGGGGTTGTGATACGTTGTGGTAATTACCCGACTGTTTATTCTGGCTTTCTTGTTCCATAGGTAAATACACCTTATCTATGTCTTCATGTCCCCTAGTGTTAGGAAATAATGGTCTCCTAGCATCAAGTGAGAAACCCAGTATGGGTACGATGGGGGGAAGTATAGTTGTCATAATTTTACCTAGTTAATGGTACACCTGCTACTTGAAACTGGTCTCTAAGTATTGAATTAAAGGATTGTCTGAAAACATTTTGATCGCCTATGTTGATTACTATGTCACCATTAATACCTTTTTCTGGGCTTACAGTACCATTAAGTTTTCCCAGAGATACTAATTGAGCTAACCTGTTTGCATTAGTTAACTCATTATTATAATCTGATAAAAATCTTACCTGGTGCTCATATGACCTTTGGTATCTAGCATTAACTGACATGTTTTTGTCACCCAATACATTTGTGTTTTCTTCTGTTGACTTTGTGTTACCTTGAATAGCCCTGGTTAGCACGCCTATTATAGCGGGTAAAGCTATACTTGCAGCCATCCCCCAAGGACCCCCTAAGAATCCTAATACCCTACCCAAACCCCCTTTAACTAAACCCGATGCAACAGTCTTACCGACAGAAGCTCCTAGTACACCCCCAGTTAGGATTGTGGCAGCATTAGCACCCCCACCCCCAAATGTGTGGCCAGCATAATCTGCAAATTTACCGGTATTTCTAAAAGTCCTATAACCCCCACTAGCACCCCTTACAAAATACCCCCCTTTACCCTTATATAAATCGGGTCTAAAACCCATCATACCAGAAGCTTGGAGACTTGATGCTAAATTTATAGCTTGTATTGTTGCATAATATTCTTTAGCAGCAAGTGTACTGGATTTCCAACCAGTTAAATTCCTCATTAGGGATGATGCAGAGGTTGTACCAAAACTACCCATTAATAAAGTTATACCTGATACTAAAAGTTTAGCTGTTCCCAATACAGTTACCCATGTAATAAATCCAGCTAAACCCCCAGCAAGTATTGTACCTAAAATAGGAACACCAAATATGGCATTAGTAATTTCCAATATACCCTCAACTACTCTACCTACTACTTTTACTATAGGGGCAATGGCTTCTGTAAAGTTTATCCGTAAATTTTCTGCAGCACCTTTAATTCTTTCTAGGGTACCCCAGATATTATCCATCATCTGGTTCATAACTGATACTGAACTACCCATTGAACCCGATTTAAGGGTTTCAGTAAAATTCATAAACGTATCATAATCTCTTAATAATAATGATGCAGCTCTTTTACCTCTAACCCCGAAGACATTCTGAAGTAAGTTCTGTACTAAAGATTTTTGTTCTCCTCCAAAGTTTTGTTTAATTGATGCACCCATCTTTCCAAATATCTGGGTAATGGGTAAAAGGTTTCCTGAGGAATCCTGAAGGTCATTAAAGGTTAACCCTAATTGTTTAAGAGATTGTATTTGTTTTGGTGTACCGAATGATGTAAGGGACCTTGACATGTACCTTAATTCATTTTCAATAGCAGTACCGGCCATAGTACCCCTAATACCTGCATTACTTAATGTCATAATCATAGCTACAGTGTCCTCAAGTGATACCCCTAAGTCCATTGCCGTGGATGATGTATATTTAATGGCTTCTGCCAAATCATTCATATCGAGCTGAGCTTTAATAGTGGCAGTTGTCATTATATCTGCTACCCTCATTGCATTACCACTCCTTGCGGGATCAATCATAAAGGCCCGCATTATGTTAGTCATAATGTCAGCTGTACCCCCTTTACCCCCTAATTCTGAATGGGTGGCACCTGCAACCTGTACGGCAGCATTAAGTGTACCCATCAACTCTTTGTATGTGAAACCTGCCATACCCATGTACTTAGCAGCAGATGCCACATCCTTAGACATAAACAATGTATCTTGGCCTAACCTTTTAACTTCCTTGGACAAGTGAAGCATCTGGTTATCTGTTAATTCTGCAACTGCTTTTACTGAAGCCATTGCAAAGCTAAACTCAGCCCCTTCCTCTACTACTCTATGAAGTCCTCTTAAAGCCATTGCCCCACCGAATGCCATACCTGCTCCCACATTCCTCTCCATCATTAATTGGGATTTCAATGAGGCCATCCTGCCTTCTAGTTGGGTGGCAGAGGAACTTATCCTTGCAGCGGGTGCAGAGAATTGGTCCCTTAGGTACATGGATAAACCAATGCCTAAAGTACTATTACCATACATAATTTAAGGGGATAATTTTTTCATTTTTTCATTAAGCTGTTTACTTAGCTCATGAAATTTAGACCTTCTTTTATAAGAAAAACTTAGAAACTCTGTCCATGTAAAATGAAGTGAATCTTGAGCCAGGTTAAAGTACTCCAACTCTAGGTCCTGGCTGGAAAGAAAAAATTCGGATTGTTTAATAGGCCCAACCTATGAACCTTTTCTGGGTAGTCGGGATGTTTTATTTCAGTATATGCCTCTAGTGCAAGATCATTATCAACGATATCTGCCCTTATATCTTTCATGTCTGAATTAGAGAAACTAGCAAAGTTTTGTACTCTTACCCATGAACCATTTATATCTTGATCTAGTTCTCTGGCTAATATCTCCTTATTAACACTATATTCACCCTTTGATGTAATGGCCAGTAGGTAAATCTCTGAGTTTATGTTTGAGTATTTATACCTTAGTTTTTTCCCAGATTTAGTAGTAAACTCCCTTACAGTGTCGGCTGGGTTTTTATAGGGCTGTATCCTTAAAGTGTCATAGTCCTTATCCCCAACTTCTGGGAATGGATTATTATAATCCCATATAAAATGGGATAGGTCCTCAACGTATTTTGTGGGAACTGTTAAATCATCCCACTTATATTCGAACTCTACAAATTGACCTATAGAGAATATTCGGCTAATTATTATTATAACGTATTTATCCCTAATCTTTAGGTTTTTAACCTCATCAAGTGTGGGTTTACGATTAAGGTGACTAAAGTTTGTAATTATACCGTGTAAGAAGTGGACAATAGACATCCCATTTTCTGCGTTCTTAGCGTTAGACAAAACATCATCATCAGCACCATTCTGTTCTCTTATGGTAACTTCAAACCCTGATGGTACTTTAAAAGTGTGGGTATTATCCATTGGTAGTTTATTTTAAATAGTATCCATACAAAAAAAGGCTTCCTAGTCATAAGAAGCCTTTTTCCAAGGAATTACCAACTCAAATTTATGTCTTGGCTTATATTGCAGTATCAATAGAAAATTCTACGCTTTCAATTGAATTATCTGAATTCATCCTGTTTAATTCTTGCCCATTCTTTTTAGATGGCCAGCAACCCGCATAAACATGCACGTCAACGGGGGTCATACCATCCTCTGCAAACTCAGTTACAGTTATTACTTTCTTGTAAACATCCGGAGGAACCCCACCACCAATTATTGAACTGGCTACAGCCACCATCCAAGCATTTATGTATTGATCGGACTGCCTTGAGGGCATTAGCTTTTCACAACTTAATTTCCCATACTTAACCCTACCACCGGTTTTAATGTCGTGGTTAGTATCTCCATGGGCTACCTCTTCAATTTCTACGTCGGGTAAAGTTACCTTCTGAAACATAAAGGGATTGATGGGGTCAGGACTTATTTGGATGGAAAAATTAAATCCTTTTCTCGGATTAGCAAAGTTAGCCATAGTATAATGGGTTTAAAGAATTATTCGACTGTTACTGAGCCTTCGGCACCTTGTACGATCATGATATTGATTGTCAATTCCTGTAAACTTGCAATGGGCCAAATCTTAAGATTAATTTTGTACTTACCATTCTGAACATCAGTGGCAGTATTTACTTGCAAATCTGACAGGGAGTTTGCATCATGGTCATCAATGTATTCGTATTTCCATAATGCTCTTTTTTCGGGTCCGGCTAAACTATCCAGGAAAGGTTTAACATGGTTATACATTGCCTTCCATGTCTGGGGGTCATTGGGTTCTTCCAAGTAGCTTTCAAATACCGGTCTCAAAGCCTTTTTAAGGTATATGATAAGAAATACTGTGCTCGCAAATTTTTCAAGGTCATTTTCAATCTGGCCAGAGAAATTACCAGATAATTGAACTACTCCATTTTTTACACACATTACATTTATCTGGGACTGTGCAAGGGTGGTAAGGTTAGTTGCTTTAGCTGGTGTACCAAAATTTGTTACTACCCCTATGGCATCATCTACCCGAGATTTTAAACCGGCCAATGAGAACCAGGGTCCTAATGTACCATGTACAAAAGCAGCTATACCCAATACATCACCCATTTCGGATTTTGATATTTCCTGCAGGGTTGTTTCATCCCTTAGTTTAATACCCCCAGCGAATACCTCACTGAATTTTGATTTGGGGGTCACAGAATCCCTTGCAGTTACCAGAGCAGCAGCAGTTGTTACTGCATTTGACAAATGAGCAAAGAATACTAAATCCTGCCTAGCAGCGGCATAAGCGGCACCAGCAGCATTAACAGTTGCAGTACTTATTTCTGGGCAAGCAATTATATTGGCATCATCGTAATTATCGAATGCATAAAAACCATTACCGTCAGCCTGAACTCCGGCGTAGTCAGCATCTACTACTGCATCCCCGTCAGCCCCACTAACAAATGCATAATCAGCAACTTCGGGGTGAAGGTCAGAAACTGATGTACAATCAATATAGCCAAAATCAATTAACTGTGATCTTACCTTTACATCATCCAGGAAAGTTTGGTTGCTGGCTGTACTTGCAATAGGGTTCTTTATATTGGTATAAGTTTCTGTTAAATCAGCCTCATTTGCATGTACTACCTGAATATCAAAATATGAGGCATTAGCATTAGATGCAGCGGTTATTTTAACCGTTATGTTATTGTAATCAACACCATGGTATTTCGGCTGAATTGTGAATAAATTAACGGGTGTGCTATCATCATTAGTTACATTCAAGGCTGGTGCTTTTACAGCAGTGGTAGCATTAGAAGTATAATGAGTAACCCGGTTAACTCTTAATTTAGACCCCCTCTTAAGAGCCCTCTTACAAAGCAAGGGAAAATCAGAAGTAGTTAACAAACCCCCAAATAGCCTTTGAAAATCGGGCCAGCTGGTGATAATGTCTTTAGGGTCAGATACAGGTCCTCTTTTTGTTATACCCTCTACGAAGAATATATCAGTTAAAGGAGTTGAAACCCCTTTAGTAAAGTTCTGTACATTAAATTTAACATTTGCTGGTGCAGGCATGTTAGTAAATTTTAGGTGTTACACTTCCTTTGTTAATATATTATATATGCTCTTGGTATTGTTATTCAACAACCATTATATCCGAATTATAACCGAATACCCTGTCCCTATAGGCCTGAACATTTGGGTGAAGTTCTATTCTAATTAATTTGGCTATATTTTCTTCTAATAACTCATCCTCCATATCCCAAGCATCCTGGACCTCAAATGAAAACTGTTTTTCTATTATATCGCTACCCTCATCGGATAGGTCAAATGAATTTATGTTCCTACAGAAGAAGTTGAAGCTTGGGGCATTGTATATAGGTACATAACCCCTTTTAGGTAATGCTAGCGACATTATAGATGTAAGTATTCTTTCTTGTTTAACATCATTTGATACTATCCTTACGTTAAAGTAATAATTAACAGTTTGGGGGGGTGTCCTATAAGCTGAAAATGTTTCACCTACTGATCTAAATACTCTGGTTGAATCCCCCCCTAATTGTCCCTGAAGGAATGAGTCTGAATTTAAAACTATCCTTGGTATTTTCTTAGTACCCAGGTTTTTGTTATTAGCATTATTAAATATGTCAATAGCGAACCCCTTAGAGCCAGAAGCAATAGAGGCCAATGCAGCATCAAATGCAGTTTTTCCCACTACACTGTTTGGATATACTAATACTGGGGGGTCTCCCGTAGTAGCCGCAATGTTAGGAGTATAACCCTTATCAACACACTCAATCCTTATTCTCTCGAATAAGGACCTTTCTATGATCTCCTGGGTTTGGCTTAAGGCTGTAGTACTCATATTTATGTAACTTTGATACCCATTCTAGAAAACCTTCTTACTAATGACATTGACAGGAACTTGGCTAAAAATGCCTTTCCCCCCATATCCCTAAATGTATCAGCAAATATTGGCCTAGGTGGCATAAACGGGGGGTAACCTTGTTCGAGTATATTTGCGTACTCATGTACTTCCATCTTCTGTTCTCTTCCTGGCACTCCAGTAGTATTTCTTTGTATACCGGTTGGTACTCCTACCTGCCATTTAAACATACCTTGATTAATTACTTGAACGGCATTTAAAAAAGAATCTGTCCATCTAAGTAAAGTTGATCCACCCCCATAACGGGCCTTCTGCTTTTTATAGTCAGCTGATGTATACCCGTACCCAAATTTCTTACCGCCTTGTTTTATGTTTTTTCTTACTTCATCTCTGTACCTTTCAGCAAATGCCTTTTGAGCCCCCGATGCTGCTGCGGATATTGTGGGACTAAGGTTTGACATTAACATACCGAATTTCAACCATTCCCCCTCTAACTTAACGTCTACATTAAATCCCCCTCTACCCCTTAAACCATGTGAAGGAGTGTATGGTTTATAATTACTAGGCTTTCTTACCATCGTTAAGGAACTTACTTATAAATACCTCATATATAGAGGTAGCAACGCAATAACTTATTATCAATTTGAAATGGTCACTGAATGGCCTATGCTCATATAAATATACTACCCCCCAAGGAATTGATATTATAAAGGCCAGTAAGAGTACAGCGTATACTGTATGTCCTTCTAACCAGAACCATTTTACGTTTTTATGGATTTGTGCTTTGTTTATTAAAACATTAGCTGACAATATCAACAACAAAATATACCCCATGTTAAGGAAGGGGTATATTTCAGCCCAAAGGGTATCCAATAATTTTTCCATGGTAGTAAGGCTTTAGATAGTAAACAAAAAAATGAGGGGGCCTATCTCACCCCCTCTGGCCGGTACAATATTTATTGGAAGTTGGATTGGTTTTTTGCACGTAGAGCAATTTCTCTATCCTTTGCTTCCTGTTGAAGTGTTGCTTTATCTTTAAATAAATTTTTGAGAAGGTCAATTAACATCTGGCCTTGTTCAGCAGTAAGATAGCCAGATACAACCGCCCCCCCAGCAAGTACATATAATAGACCTACATACCAGGTTGTATAGAAGATACCCAGCTTTAATATAAAGGCCAGAATCCCAATAACAACAGCAGCAACCCAAATTATAATTTTACGGGAATCAGTATTTTTTACAAATGCCATTACGGCCTCTACTGCGGCCAGTAGGAAAGCAATATACAGAGCAAATGTAGCAACATAACCACTAGGGTCAAATCCCCCACCCCCTTCTGTTTGGCCCATTACCATGATGGGAGCAAAAACTGTAAGTACTAATACTACCATGGTAATTAAAAATTTGAATTTTTTCATAAGCTTTGTTTTTTTAAATTAATACTTGGTTTCAGAAGTTTGAGTTGTGTCCCTTCTCATTATAATTTGCAATAGTATTTCTTTATCACTAGCTTGTGCAACCTTGGTATCTCCCGCAGAGGTATACCTTTGTCCATCAAGTATGAAATAATCATCGTCGGGTTTAAATTTAAAGTTATCGTTTGCATCTGTGTATCCCAAACGTTTTAAGTATTCTATGTTAAACAGTACTACAATGTTTTCCTTATCTATTGCCCCTGATTCTGTCTCCTTGGTTAAAGGCCATGTTCTAAATACGTTATAGTTAACCAGACATTCTAGATTAATTGTACCGTAAGTTGATTCAGAGGGTGCATCCTCAGAGTATCGGTCCAAAGAACTCTGTAAGGGCTTCCAAATGATTACCTTTTTATTAAAGGAAGCTGCAGCATCATCAAGTACCTTCTTATATCTGGCCCATTGGGCTGTAGTTACATAAGCCATATCATCCTCTTGATGGGGTATCACTAATGGATACTGTCTCCGTTAATGATATATAAGTGTTATCGTCATATTGATGATATTGTGGTACAAATACTTTCTTCAAGGCTTTACATGGTGGTACTTTAACCCCCAGTTTATTAGCTAGCCCACATAAGTCAGTGATTAAGCCATCTAATGCCGTAGCCCCCGTTAAACCAGGTTTAAGTAATTTTTCTATTAAGCTTGATGGGTCCCCAAATTCTACCTCAGTAGGGCCAGTTACAATCTTTTTAACTGTAGTCCCCATTTCACTAGTAGTACTTCCCGAAAATGCCATTATACTACCACGTAATGCTAACACTAGTGCATCATAGGCAATTAATTTAGCTATAAGCATACGCCATTGAACTGACCAAGATGAATCATCACTAATATAGGGCTCGGGTAAATTTGCAGCTTCAAACAGAAAGTATTTATAATAAATTACCTTAGTATTAATAAAATCCTCTGATAAAGATGTCTCTGTTGGAAACTCGCCCCTTATGAAAGCTTTTATTGTTAGGGTTTGTTCAAGGTAAGGTGCTACTGTTAAATTGCCCTCTACCAAAACAAATTCAGAATCATCTGATTTTACTTCAATTAGCTTATAGTCGAATAGGCCCTGATTTACAGATTCAGTTGAGGTTATCAGTATAGCCACTATACCCGTTAACAATGTTATCGTACCACTTATAGTAAATAGCCTTGTCGGGTTACCTGATGCCCAAATATCTAACCTAACAGTACTTCCTGTTAAGTCATATATAGAACCATTACTATTGGTTAAGGTAAAACTCTTAGTTGTAGATTTACCTTGGTATATTGAGAAATCCAGGTTTGTCATAACACTGCTATTAATTTCTGTATTTTGTCCCAGTTAAGGATTATAGTTAATATTAAACCTAACAGAGTAACCAAGGATATCAAATTGGTTATAGTATTCAAAAGGTTTAATCCCTTTTTAATCTCGGGGTATTTATATTTTGCTCTTATGAAATCAGTTTCATCTTTAAGCTTCTCAACATCAACTTTTATACCAGAGATAGGGCAACCTTTTTCAGATAACATTATAGCATTTATATCCTGACGTATTTCTTTTATATCATCAGTATGCTGTTTAACAGTATCTTTAAGTTCCTTGTGGTGGTTAAGGGTATTGGATACTTGGTTTTGTAAAAAATCTTTAAAATCCTTGAATTTTATATTATCTGCTTCTTTTTCATAATTATATTGGATAACAAAAGAGTTTAACACTCCCTCTATCTTAGTAACCTTCTCCGAGATTGTTGGCATAGTGAGAGTATTTTTTCTTTTACTAGTACCCATGATAATTTATTACCTGGTAGTTATATAGGTGGGTATTAATCTTGCCCTATCTCTAACTACTATATATAGGTATTTTATTACCCTATTTTTATCTGGGAAAATATATTCCTCACCCGGTGCTAAGATAATACCATCCTCTACTTTACCATCTGTAGAATTAAGGGTTTTTTCCAAACCAGTTATTTCTACTGAATCTGTGGAATATAATGGGACTGTAATGGTTAACCCATAAATATTATCTGTTGACGTAATAGTAATGGTGTCAGCACCAGTTACTGTTTTTGTAGTGATACCTTCAGCTTGCCCCATTACATATAAGGGTAACAGGCATGTAAATATTAAAAATAATTTTTTCATATTAGCTTTATTTGTTATTAGACGACTTGAGCTTGTTATTAAAGTTATCCTAATGTATAGTTACATTAAGATCATTAATTTCAATTTTTATAGGGTCATCTATTACTACATTAATTACCTCAGTTAAAGGTTGGTTTATTATAGCGCTAATATTACCACCTATTATGGATACACTGGGTAATTCTTGATAATGTATCTCTTTATCCCCAACAAATAGAAAGTTTCCCATAATACTTATATTTCTACTCTTCCCTGGTTACCTACATTAAACTGGGTAAATAGAGTTTCCCCATCATCCTCGTAGATAGAAATTATATCCCCTTCTCGGGAGAGTTTATTCTTTACGAGCTTTTTAATTATTGTAACAGATAACCCAATTATAGAATCATCATAATTATTAAGGCTTAATACCTTTACTAAAATATCAGATATAGAACTGTTATCTGGTATTACATAATTTTCTGCTAATAAAGGATTAGTTGGAATTGCAGCTATTCCCGCATTATCAGGAGCTTCATAACTGGATGCGGATAATCTCGTTGAAATTGCAGCATCTAAATTATCTTTTATCTTTTTACCGATTGTACCTTCTCCACTTATAGCAGCTTCAGGAAATGCCCAAGAATCTGATGCAACAGAAACTGTTGCAATAGAAGGAGTAATGGGCATAGCGTTGGCCCACAAATCCATACCCCCTAAATTAAGAGAGCTTCCTGCTGGAAAGAAAACACTCATATCATCAACATAAAAATATGAATCTGGGCTTACAGCATCTGTTGACCCTAAAATAGTTATTTCTATCTGCCCAAATGTAGTAGTTGGGGTAAATACTGCGGTCAGTAATTGCCACTCAGTATTTGGTGTTGAAACTATCTCAAGTATAGAACCATTATCATAGTTTACTCTTAGGGTTGGTTTTATATGAACGCCGGTATAATAAACATTAGAATTAATTTTAACCCAAACACTTACAGCCATTGTTTTACTTTGAATATTTCCTGTGGGAACATACTGCTGCCAATCTAAAGTGTCTGCATTATTGTTTGGTGAAAATCTTAAGCTAAATTTATTAGTTCCTGAAGTATGCACGGTGGCATCAGCTAACCCATCACCACATCTTTGAAAATTACCAAAAGTAGAATAAACTAAGTCATTATTTATGGTATCATTATTATCAGCGATCTTAATTTTTGTCCCTAAAATAGAATCCAACATGTTAGTTGTATCTAAAGTAAAATCTCCTGAAGGGGATTGGATTAACATGTCCGCATAAATACCAGTTGAAATATAATTACTGCCATTAGCTGCTGCAACACCAAAAATAGAATTTTCATCTTTAAAATTTAAAATTATAGAGCCTGTTTGCACTAACATCCCATATCTACACTTATCAACAACATTATCTTTCAATATAGCGTTCACCGAACTACCTAAGAGTAACCCTACATTACAACCCCATATTGTGTTTCCTATATATGTACAACCTATCCCACTAACGGTATTTTGATTGTAGATAGAAACAGCATCGTACCCATTTTGAATAACATTGTTTATAAAATCAGCTTTAAAGTTAGTAGTGGTTGGAACTCCAGGTCCTACAGTGTAAATAGCTAAAGATATATTATCTTTATAAAGTAATCTACCTGATTTTCGTAAGGCATGATAATATGCTCCAACGTTATATAAACCTGTACATCTAAAAGCTAAATTGCGCTGTACACTTGCACCTAATTCCCCGATTGTTTGAATTGACATTCCAGATGTAAACGTAGTTCCACCAGATTCAAAAAGACAATCCTCAATCTCGTGTTTTCTTTGATTAGGTAATGGGATATTTCCATATCCAGCATAAATAAAATACCTAGAATTGGAATAGGCAATAAGAGAAACTGAAAATGAATAAATACCTGTAAAAGTAAAGAAATTTGGATCTGCTGACATTATAATAGCTGGATTAGCCTGAGATTGAGAGTATATATAAATTCCATAACCTCTTGAAAAATTTATAACATACCCCCCAGTTAACCTGTTATTAGTTGCAATATTGGCATTTAAAGTTATTTCAGCTCCATTGAAGGAAGAGATTGTATTTACAACAACACTTCCTTGACCTTGAACATCAGACTTCCCAACATACACCCTATCACCAACATTCCAAGATAGAGATTTATCTTCTGTTAACGTTATTTTATTCTGACCAGCAACAGCATCAGAAGCTAAAATACCAAATCTATGAGTTGGAATTTCTCCGCAAAATATTATAGAAGATCCACTGGATGGTCGTGATGATGTGCTTGTCCTACAGAAACTTATTCCACTATTAGCAGTTCCAACTGTTCTTGTTTTAAAATACCAAATAGCTTGTTTAGCGTATGGTATAGGATTAGATCTTGTGCCACACTCTACTCCGGCATCAAAACCTATAACAATTCCCCCATCAACAGTGAAAGTATAACTTGCTACTGGGTTTCTTTTCCATCTTAATTTAGCAAAACCATCTTCACTATTGCCCAATGATCGACAAACAATAGCAGCTATAGCATCTGTTGTATCTCCAGCACTTAAAATTCCTCTTATTGCTGCTGTTTTATCAATCTCAATTAAATCCACAACAACTAATGTATCATTGTCAGTATGACTTATTTGAGTATCACACCATACTGCACTACAGTAAACTGTACCAGAAGAGACAGTGGTTAAAATATTATAAGTTCCTGTTGTCCCTGCAGCAGTACTGTATATCCTTATTTGCCACTTATTTACAGTTGTATCAACCGTATAACCCCCTTCGAATTTAAAAGGAACATAGGTATAAAAACCAATATGACTTGTTCTTCCCGGCTTCGGTGTTAAAATCTGATCGTAGGTAAGTGTAACATTATCTCTACTAATCCAACAAGTATGAACTCCTGACTGAGTTCCTGTAAAATTTAATAAAGCGGCAGAAGGTGTAGATGATATATTAAATGTATTTTGTGTAGGATTCCTTACATAGTATAATACTGTTATTGGTGTAATACCCGTTAAGAAAGTTCCTGTTGTTGAAAAACAAATTTCTTGCCCTTCTGATAAACCATGGTTAGCAATAGTAACTATTCCTGGAGAAGCCACAGCTACAGTACATGTTTTAGCCTCCTGTAATGTACAAGATACCGAGCGATCTGTGGGAACAGTTGCATAAGATAAAGCTGTAATAAAACCCTTAAAAATACCGCCATTGGCAAATGTTATTGGAATAACCCTTGGAGTATTTATGGCAATGATATCTCCATAAAGAGCCCTTAAGTTGCTAAACTCAACACGATAAAAACCATTTACTGTACTTAAATTCCCATCGTAAGATGGATTGCGGTTATCGGATACTATTACTGCCATTTGTGTATCTAGTATTAATAATTCTATTTAAAGTTAAGTTTATATTGCTATAACTATTCTAGTACATTTTGATATACCCATTTGGGTTTAAAACAGTACCCAATAGCTTTTATTAATTTGTTTTACAAAAGAAAAGCCTGGCCTTTTAAGGGACCAGGCTTAACTCGGACAGAACAGCAAGAAACAGGTTTCTTTTAATCTTCCAACTCCAGGATATATGCAACCTTGTTTTCCTGGGATTTTTGGGTAAATTCTTCGATGACTTCATCGGTTACCTCAAAAGTTTCTTTAAGGTAATCAATCAACATATCATCATCCATTACTTCCAGCCTTTTCTCAAGAGCTGATTTTGGTTTAGCTTTTACCTTTGTCTCTTTCGTGGGTTTGGGTTGGATTGCACCTGTCATAAGGTTAAATTCATATTCGCCAATCTCAACCAAGTGGCCTCCTTTTATAGCATCCATCACTTTCTTAGATGGCCTATTAGGAAGCTTTACTGCAGAGCCTTTTATAAGTTTGATTTTGTCCTGGGGTGAACTGTAGCTTTCAGCCTTTTCCCCTAATTTAACGTATTTTGCCATAATGGATTTGTTTTATAAAAAATAGTCTGGGAAAGATTACTCACCCAGACTACCTTTACTAGTTTCTTTTACCGGATTATTCTACCGTTACGTTCTGAAGAGAATCAACGTCCATCCATGTAGGAAGACCTGAGGATGCTACTGCAACATTGTCATCCAGGATGATAACGGAATCTCTGAAGAGTTTTGCAAAACCGGTTTGCAGTGATACATAGAAAGCCTCAGTTTGATTGGATACGATTCTTTCGGTTTCAAGTTTCAATGGGAAACCATTAAACTTTATCAAAGAAGCAGTCGGGTCAATTATCAGCTCCTGGGTTGCAGGGACATTACCATGAATGAAGTAATTGGAGTTCGAGGGCAGGGGTTGTTTAAATGTCAGCTTAGCTGCAGGAGTACCTTGTACCGGAGTTTTAAACTCGGTAAGGTCCAGAGTTGCAAGGGCTGAATCTTCCCCACCGATGATTACAGAAGGCATACGGCCAATCCTACTCATCCTGATCCATATACGGAGGAAATCTTTATAAGCCTTTGTAGCAGTTACACCGGTGGTGGTTCCTACTACAGGAGCGGATTCTGAGCCATCAGCTTGTTCACCATTGATAGCACAATCAATAGCCAATACGTCAGCAGCATGACCGAGTTTTAGCCCGAAATCCCGAAGGAAGATGGAAACTACATTTAAACTGGAATATTGACGTACCTCGTCTGTGATTGAAATACCGCGGCCTAATTTAAAAATCCGGAATGTTTTTGAGCCATAGGAAATTGCTCCCAGAGGAATTGTTTCCCCTTCACCTACTCTACGGGGAGCAGCATCTGACATATTGATATGGGGCATTACCTGGCTGAGTCCCCTCATCTGTTCCTCAGTTACAATGATATTGGGATAAATGGGTGCATTGCGATACCCCAGTAAAAGAGCCTGGCGGAAAATTTCAGGGATGATCCAACGTACGTCCATATCAGCAACAGTTATTAAGTTACTGATGGTATCTGTGCCCGGGTCAATTCCCAAGCTCCCCAAAAAAGAGTCTAACTCCATTGAGTGCTTTGCCTTTACCATTTCTGCAAAGGAAATGTCTTTGGGGTTATCCTTGTGCATTCTTATAGCTTCGCAAGCCTTTACAGTTTCCTGAAGTGTGCCTTTGAACTTACTTGCTTCGAATTTTTTGAGGTCCATATCGGTATGTGTTAAAATTTTAAGGTTTTCTCGTATTATAAAAAGGGGCTGGTCTGGAAATAAATTACAGAAGAGCTACCCGGATTTCTTCATCAATATCGGTTGAAGGGTCAAGAGCCCATCCAACATAGTTTTCATGGGTTACAGAAGCATCATCGAAACGTGCCCTGGAACTTACGGTGTTAAAAGTACCTGTCTTCACGGGAGCAGCAGTACCATTTGCTGCGGTAGCTTCCGCAAATATGATTGTCTGGGCCCTCATAACTACGGTTACCAATTCCCGTCCATATCCCTGGTGTAAACTGTGGCCGATGTTATCAACCAAGTTACCTGCAGCAGCAAGAGGCTCAACCTTACCATCTGTGGTAAGTTTTACCGGCTGTCCCGGGTATATAGCATTATTATCGGCAGTAGCAGTCCAAGCACCCTGTGAAGAACCCGAGGAGGTTACAGCAGATATTACGGGGGCAGCAACCTGGGATTCCATTTCAATGGTTATTGTCCTTGCAGCAGCTGTAGCAGACCTTACTCCGGATAATGCAGCAACCTTAACAGCAATAGCCGCCATAGTGGCATCATGGCTGGAGGCATATACAGTAGCAGAAGTAGCAAGCCCATTTACAGTAACCACTGTAGAGTTCGATGCAACCAGGTCCGCATCAATTGCTAATGCAGTGGTTAATTCCTTTACTTCAAACTCTTCGGTAACTAAATGAAGGTTCTGTTTCAGAAATAATGTCTTAGAGGCGGTACCAAGAGTAGTAGGCATGGCTTTTATTTTTAAATTGTTTTGTGTTTCCTATAATATAAATAATAGAGGTCTGGAGATTAATTTAAGGCTTACTGGAAAAATTTGGTGTTTACCTTTTCAGGTACTCCAGTAAAGTTTTCAATTACCTCAAAACTGGTTTTGTCTTTATCTTCACTTTCTTCACTTGCTGGTTTTGATGACATCCTGGATACATTATGTGATCCACAATCAGAACAACTAAATTGATACTGTTTGTCGGTTAGCTCATCATACTGTTTGTGTAAAGATTTCAGGGTTGTATAAGCCGATGTATTGATCAGGTTAACAATATTGGCATCTTCCGGTTTTTCCCCCAAAGAAGCTTTATATAACCTGAGGGCATCAACTCTTAACTCTGATACCAGGGTATCAGATAAGGCTACCCCCGTTTTTTGATCCTCTACCTGTCCGGTAAGATCAGCCACTTCAGTAGATAACCGGTCAAGTTCAGCCTGGATAGCATCTTTACCGGTTAGCCCCTTTATAATAAGGGGAGCATCAAAGGCTTCTTTCTTACTTCTCAAATCAGCGAGTTCATCCTGAACCTGTTGGATTGAGGTTTGGAAATTTTCATCGGTAAGAGTTATACCAAAGACAGTGGCTAAAAGTTTCAGATAATCCATTTTATCAGTTGTTTGTATATTATTAGTTTCATCAAGTATTGTGGTTTCTTCGGATAAAGATGTGGTATCTAAATCCTTAAAATCATAAGTAAAGTGTTTTGTTGTTTTTTTAAGATCACTTAGTTCAGCATCAGATAATGATACATCACTGAAAGGGTACCTGGAAGCCGAGTAACCCGGGTTAACTATCTTACCGTCTTTACCAATTTTTTGAGCAAAATAATCAGCACCGTGGCTAACTAATGATATTTCATGAAAAGCTTCAATGTTAGTTACTATCCTTTGAACTACTTTGCCTTCCTTATCAAACGTACCCAGTTTATTCCAAAATTCCTCATCTGACATTGTGGGGTGGGATTTTTCCCAGGCAAAGGTAACAGTTACAGAGGTTGAATGGATTGAAGGGGGCTCCATATTTATGGCCCTTGCTATACGGGGGTTGGATTTACCATCAATCTTAAGAGTAGCATTTATACCTGCTGGTACTTTAATACCATCTTTAGTTTTATAAGCAGCCTGCCATTGAATAGCTGATACCGAGCCAATGGCATTACCCACTGCAACTTCATGGTCGGCATTTACTGTTTGTCCTACTAATTTATATTGGGCCCTTTTAAGAATTTCTTCAGAAAAGAATATAGGGTTCATCTTGGGGTGAACAGTTGTGTTTGACAGTGCCCTGAATGTTGGGTAAATAAACTCATCATCCTTAGGGGTAAGGTCACCGGCTTCTACATCTGGGTAATAAGTAGTATAATTTGGGGAAGATGATTCAAATAAACCAAATTTACCTATGTCCTGGTGATTACTCTCCTCAATGGCTTTATTTAACACATCAAGAGTAACTATCTCTGGTTTGTTACCCAATATTAGGTTATGCCCTAATGACAGCTTAATTGTATCAATGTTCTTTCTCATGGTAATTATTTGTTATCACCCCGCTTTGGTTGAGGCTTCTTTTTGTCTCGTCCTGTTTTATCTGATTTATCTTTATCTTTTTCTCTTTTCTGAGAATCAACTTCTGCATCATCAATGGGAGCCCTGGGTTCGGGTTGATCGGGGGAGTCATAACCTAACTCATCTGCAGCCTGTTTTTGACTGATGATGCCCATTAAATATTTGTTATTGACATTTCTTATCCTTATCTCATCAGCTTGTTGATTTTTAAGGTCATCAGTTATAGTTGATGGTTCAAATTCAACCTCAAGGCTATTAAAGGAAAAACCAGCAAGAGTAAGTTCCGTGATATATAATTTACGCAATGCTCGAGCTAATAATGCTTGTACATTGCTTAATTGAGATAGCATCTTGGTAAATACAATGGTTATACCGGTTTCCGTACCTGCAAGTTTAACTCCTAAGAAAGAGGGGCTAACTTTTAAACCATTTGCAACTTGTATCTCGTTTCTCTCATATACTCCATCTACACCCGTTAAGTTTTTTCCAGTAGCGTTAAAATTAAATTCATGATCATCTTTGTACCCTACCACCAAACCCTCATTTAAACCTGTTTCCAAATTAGTCTTTGCCTCAGTGAGTATTGATGATAACCTTTTTAAATACATCGAATCGCTTTCTCCATCATTCTTATCGGGTTTATCCATTAAGGCTTCAAAGAAACCTAATAGGCCCAACTGCTTCATGATATACCTTATGTTCTTATCCATATCCCCTTGTATTGATAAGGAGTTTAAGGCATTTAAATAGGGGGGTATTCCATAAGGTAAATCAGTATCTCCCCCTATGCCAAAATACATAAAAGTAAAGGGGTTCATTTTAACCACCTTCTCCACGGTAACATTTATAGTAGCAGCAGAAGGTCTTTGTTTTTGATAGGCTTCATATCTACGGCTTCTGGTATTCCAGGCAAACTGTATACTTTCGGGGTTTACTAATGGAAAGTTATTAACCCCAGTTTTATCATTGGCAATATCTAACTCCCCACATAAAGCACCAGATATGTAAACCTGTGCTATCATCTTATTAATTAATCCATTTATACCTGCTACCCCATCACCCCATACTTCTTGTTTATCTTTTAAGTGACGTCTCATCCTTATAACCTCATCAGGGCCTTGTTCCTTATCAAACTTAATGGTATGTCCGGTATTGGTGAGTTGAACTATGTCATACAACGCTAACCCTAAATCTGGGTTAACCATAGCCATCTTACGGATTATGGGTACAACTTCAGCAATATAGGGTTGGGTAATAAATTTTGTACCAGATTTTAAATCTTGGATGACCTGTTGATATTCTAAAGAAGGCCTGGATTGTCTACCCCCTACAGGAGCAGTTTTAATATCCTTAGAAATGGGTTGAGCTTTTTCTACCGCCTTAGTAACAACGGGTGTAGGACTAGAAAATAATTGTTTAAAGTCTTGGATAAGTCCCATGTTTTTCAAATATAATATCCTTATACTGTATTAGTGCATTTAGTATTGTTTATTTAGGAGCTACTATACCCGATGCTCCTTTTCCTTTTCTGATGTAATTAGTTATACACTCAGCCAATATACTATCATCGGTAAATGTGTTTTCATCCTCTAACTCATCATCATCGGTTTTATTACCCTTACCCATTGCAATGGGGCGGTTAGTACCATCATAAATAAAAGTGTAAGCCTCAGCTGCAAAAAATTTATTAATAATTTCTATGTTCTCATTTCTGATATCATTTTCTAACTCATCTATTATAAGTGACCTATTTTGAGTAGTTGTATACCAACCGGGTATTTTCTCTACCTTAGGTTTCTTACTCCCCTTTTCTTTTAAAAATTGGGTTGTATAATAGAGATTAGGGTAACCACTGTCCTGAATCTTCTGGGTGCATGATAAACCTATGTCGTTGCTCTCGGGCCCTAACATAGCATTGTTGTACTCCTTACCAGTTCTCATTAACAGTTTGGAAAAAGCCGGTATTGGTATTCTACCCTTAAAATAACCCAATTCTTCACCAGCCCTATTCATTATGGGGAATGCTGAATAGTCATTTGCTCTACCCGTTGCGATATCAGCCCCTATATAACATCTTTCATTTAATTTAGGGGGCCTTTTAATTATCATGTTACCATTTAACCTAACTTCAACATCAATCTCAGTTATGGCATCCTCTATTGCTTTTATATCCACCAAGTCAAATACTGAGTGCCCCGATGTAAGAAAGTCCCCATCTACTTCCTGGGCTGTTCTCCGGGGTCCTAGAATGGATCTCATTTGATTATACCAATTAATATCTCTCTCTGGGTGCATTGTCCATTTGAGGTTAATTGGGTTAAAGTCATTTCCCTGAGCAACTGCATCTACCCAAGTTTTATGATAAAAATTACCTACACCATAAGGGGTACTGTTAAGAATTGCCGACCCCCCCGTAGATAGTGTTGGGAATGCTGCTGCCCATATTGTATTAGCCCACCTTATAATTGCAGCCTCATCTATTACCAATAAGGATAAAGCTTCAGAACGACCAGCATCTTCTGTTGTTGGTAAGGAAGCGATTATAGAACCATTAGCGAACTCAATTTCAGTTGAGGTTCCTAAGTCCATCCCCCTACCATTTACTATGGGTATTTTTAAATACTCCGGAAGATTCCGGTACATGTATTTAATCCTACGTAAAACTTTTTTAGCAACCCTATCCTTAATTGAAATAATCTGGATGAGTTTATTAGGATGAAACATTGCAAACCAAAGGCAATACAGAGAAATTAACTCTGTAATACCGGCTTGCCTAAATTTTTTAACGATGTTGAATTGCCTGGTGAGGAAATACCAGAGAACTTTTTTCTGATAAGGGTATAGATCAAATTTAACTTTTCCTCTTATGGGGTGTATTACATGGATAAATGTAGCGAAGAAAAATATATCTTGGCTACATTTTAAAAATATTTTAAACTCTTCCGTACTTAACTTGTACCACTTCCTGGGTTCGATCATTTGAGATTAATTTTGTAACCTATCCCCACCTTTAAACTAGATGCCTTTACATTTAATAGCCCTATGTCAGCACTAGAATAAGCTCTAAATTTTCCAAAGGGTTTATCAATGTAAAGCCCAATGATAGGGGATAGTCCTACAAAATCATATCCAACATTTCCATACAAGGAAACTTCTTTGTTTTTAGTGACAGGTAAAATGTCATTCTTCCGAGTAAGTTGGTGATCAACCCACCGGTATTTAAAATTATTAAGGTCTATGGGATAATTATAACTAAACAGATCACCATCTGGATTAAGTAGTGAAAGGTTCATTGAATCCCTGTTTAGATCAAAACTTAATAATTTGGGATTTAAGGGGTATGAAACTAGAAACCTTTCATTGTATGATAATGACTGAGACATGTATTCTATTAGCAACTCATTTTCACTTATCCTCCATAAAAGGCTGTCTAAGGTGATTGAATCAAATCCTGAATAGTATTGGTAAACAATTTTAGGTGGTACCTCTTTAGGATAAGGTACGGGTACTTCATAAGGCACTGGTACCTGAATAGTGTCCGTTGTATAGGTAGGTACAGGGACCCCTACTACTTTGGGCTTCTTGATAAAGGCTATATAAACTAATAAAGTTATGATGATTAAAAGGCCTATTATGTTTGCTGTTTTCATTGTTTTGTTGATTTTAGGTTTTATAATATGAAAAGATACTAATATTATCTTTAGATAATAATATTAGTTATCTTTTTTTAATGTTTAAAATGGGCTTAAATTAGGGTCTTTTATAGTTCTTATTAGGTGCCTTATCTACCTTAACTGATGTAGGGATCACCTTCTCACTATAAGGCTTAACTTCAGGTACCTTAACAATGTTTTGGTTATATACCTCAGAAACCATACTTATCAATGGCTCATAAGGAAATATATCAGATTTGTCTGACCTAAATGTAGAGTGAGACCATATACCGGGTAATTTAAGGTCAATGGCTATTTTATTATGTTCCCAGAAATGGTCAAATAATTTGGGTTCCTGCATTGGTATTTTAAAATCCTTTATCAGTTTATCCAATAACCAGGATAATGAATCCAGCTGGGCTTCAGAATATTTTTGGAAATATTTAAATCCTCTAAATTCACATTCAACTACCTTTTCTTTAGGGATCACTGTATGATAATTGGTATTGGGATACATTGGGTAAAAATTAAAATTCCCGTCCTTTCTTGGGAATACAAATCCTGGGTTAACCAATTCTATGCCTATATTAGCCTTCTCGAAGAAGTCCCCATCATTGGGTATATTAATATGCCATGCCCAATATTTGGGATCAAATGCCTCATATATCTTTCCATCTTGGTCAACCACATAAGCACAACCAACTCTTGCCGGAGTTTGATCCCACCAATCAAGAGCCCCAGATGCAGTTGTACCGGCTGTATGGTGTAGGGTAATTAATGATTTAGGAGTTTCTTTATCCTTATATTGGCCATTCTTTAGATGGGCCTTTATTATTTCCATATCTGTAATTATTAAAGTGTTTATTTAAGCAAATTTGGTATTGTACTCTTCAGGACATCATAGAACCAAACCCCTAACTCGTATGGGGGACATTTGGTAACCGAAGCTCTACCTTTATTAATCCAATAATTTTTCCTACTTCCTACTGCAATGTTGAATGAATCGGGTACTCCCTGAATCCTTGCTAATTCCCTTGGAGACATGGTTAAACCTAATTGGTTGAATTGGCGATTAGCTTTTCTGGCTGTTGCAGGGAATCCATCATCTAAATTCCTATATACACCCGGTGCAGTAGTAAAATTCTCTCCCGTTACTTTCCAACGTTTTTCACACCAATTATGTTCCCAATGCCTTTGAATTTCCCTTAATGGCATTTTAAAACCCCCATAAAGAGTTATCACCGTATCAATATCTTCCCGGATGTGTCCTATAGATTTATCTTCCCCTTTAACATCTATACCATTAAATAGGTTCCTGCATACTGTTGGCTCATTAACTCTGTAAAATTTACTTAAATTACGAGTTAGCCCTATATATTTTAATCTTCCCAATTCCTGTTCCATATCCTTATGTACGCCCGTAATTACTAACCTTACCCGGTCTTTCTGGGAATTACCTAATTGAGTGACCGATCCTATGATAAATGATAGTTGGTAATCCCTAAACATTTCAATAAAATCCTCTTTAGTGTAGGCTTGTAATAGGGCAGGTAAATTTTCCATTAACCATATAACTGGTTTATAATGCTGAATAGCCTGAAAGAATGTGTTTAAACTTTCATTGTCATGTGGGTCACTAAATTTTTTAGCCCGGCTGTAGGCTAATATACTAGAATGGCCACAATCTGGGTTTCCAATAATCACATCTACGTCTTTGATGTGTTTGTAGCATGTCTCCTTATCTTTAAATATAGGTACTGAAAAATTTGAGAACCATTGGCGTTCTTCCTTGGAGTGGAATATACCCCTTGGTTCTAAATTACCAACTAAGTGGTCTTTTAAAGGGTGGACTATCACCCCATTACCTGCATCTACTCCTAAAATGTTTAACATAGTTTCTGTTTTTAGTTAGTGTTATAGGTATTGCAAAAAATAAATACTATTATATAAAAATAGATCCCATGTTTAATCTAAGAAAAAAAGAAACCCTAAAGAAACCCACAGATACTGAGTTTCTTGACCAACAAGCTTTATTATTAGCCGGACAGCTTAGGGGAGTTATGAATGACCGAGCAAGAGAGATAAATGCTGAGCTTTTAATGAGTAACTTCATGGAATTAGCATCTATATTTTATACACAAGGATGGGAAGATTGCCAAAAAGAGAAGGCTCTTGCAAAAGAATAACTTGTAACTATAAGGCAATGAGTCTACTATTTATAATAAATTCTACACAATGAGACACGCAAGACAAGATTACAATGGCATCCAAGATGCAACCGGTAAAATTCCCCAGGATGAACCCGTATTTGTATTAAGGGGTCAGGACCCTTTAGCCCCCAAAATGTTAAGAACCTATGCCAAAAGGCTCAAGAAAAATGGGGGGGATAAAAAAATGGTTAAATTGGTTAAGGAATGGGCGGATGTAATGGACACCCATCAAACAAGTATCCATACCCATATACCCGATTTACCCCATGGCAACCCCGACACAGTTACAACATAACCCCTCTATATGGGAGAAACAGTATCAAAGAGAAATTGAAGACTTCCCTACATTAACCCAACACCTAAAGAGTAAGGCATGGGGGGCAATATTTAACTTTGATCAAACTCATAGGTATATCCTATGGAGAACTTGGGATAAATCATTAGCCAAAATAGTTTTCATAGGAGTAAATCCTTCAAAAGCTAATGGGGTTAATAATGACCCAACTACTTCCAAATGTATTGGTTTTGCAAAACAAGAGGGCTACGGGGGTGTAATAATGGTTAACCTATTATCAGTTATATCTACTGATCCTAAATTATTAACTCTTATGAACAGGGGGACACTTAATACTCCAAACAGTGATTACTGGCTAGGGGTGGCATTAAGCATGTCTAGAGAAGTAATCTTCATGTGGGGAAATAATGGTGAAGATTACAAAAATAGAATACACCAGGTTGAGGAGATGTCCGGGGATAATAGGGTATATTGCCTGGGAAAAACACAAAGTGGGATGCCCCGTCATATAGTAAGATTACCCTATAAAACAAAACTTGAAAGATGGCTAATTTAAAAAGATACGTATTAGGTTTCCTTTTTAGTTCAAATAAGGAATTTGTTTTCTTAATTAAGAAAAATAGGCCAGATTGGCAATCTGGTAAATTAAATGGTATAGGGGGCCACATTGAACTGGGGGAACTTATAGATGAAGCCATGACAAGAGAGTTCCAGGAAGAAACTGGAGTACTAATAAAAGCTTGGGAATATTTTGGTATGATGGGAAGTGCAAATAAGGAAGGAATATGGCAAGTATACCTATTTACCTCAGTACTTCCCCTTAATCATAATATACCCCAGACAGTTACTGATGAAGAAGTCATTGCAGTAAGAGTTACTGATTTACTGTTGAAAGGTAACATGAATATAATCCCTAACCTTAGATGGTTAATACCAATGGCTTTAACAATGGATTTCAAAACCTGTAATATTATATATTAAATGGCTATAATTAAACTATCTGAAGATATAACCAGAATTGGCTGGATAATGAAACTCCTAGAGGATAAGTTTGGCCCGTTAGAATTAGTAAAGGATGAACATTTGACCCATATAACTAAACATATATATGTATACCGAGTATATGGGGGAGGAGTACCGGAAGATGATATATTAATAAACCCCAGTATTACTCAAGATGAAAACTACAAAAACATAGTGAAATGGCAAATATCCGAATCTGTCTAGTATTATTATTACTACTAAGTTCAGTAATATCAAGTGCACAGCTTTTTGTGACACTAGAACCAACCTTTTTTCGCCCTGGATTGCTTTATAATCAGCAGTTTAATAAAATAGGGGTATACTCCCATGCTTGGTGGGGTGATATTAAGGGCCAACATGAGGATGGGGGAATTTTCTACACTGAAAATGCCAAACTGGGGCTGGGCATCTCAATTAAGACTCGGGGAATGTGCCCCTATATAGGGGTAAACAGGAATTGGTTTTATAATACTAATACTGATGATAGGATTATTCAACTAGATAAAATCCATAAATACTCATTTGAAGTAGGGTTCTCTTTAAATGTAAAGGAACGATTAACGAGTATAATGATAACAGATATCCTTAATTGGGAATCTATAATTGGATTTTCATACCAATTTAAGAATAAAAGACGCAGATGAAACAGTATTTAGAAATCCTAGACGAAATCCTAGAGAAAGGTACCTGGAAAGACCCCGCAAGAGAAAACATGCCAAAAACATTGGATGTATTTTCCATAGAAAAAAGGTTTAACCTCCAAGAAGGGTTCCCATTAGTAACAACTAAGGAAGTAAGTTGGCAATCAGTACTTCATGAAATGCTTTGGTTCCTAAAAGGGGACACAAACATTAAATACCTCGTAGATAACGGGGTAAATATTTGGAACAAGGATGCCTATAAATATTATCTAAGGTTTGCAGAATTAAATGGTGACAGTGACCAGAACGGGATACTTCACCAGAATGAAGATGGTTTATACCGAGTAATGAGTTTTAAGGAATTTGTTGATAAGGTTAAACAAAACTATTGGCAATTACCCAAATATAAAGATTATAAAATGGGTGATCTGGGAAGAGTATATGGGGCTCAATGGAGAAAATGGAAAGGGCCGGATACACATAATTTTTCAACATATATAGACCAGATAAAAAGCATTATTATTAGTATAAGGGAAAACCCATTATCTAGGTACCATATAGTTACAGCCTGGAACCCAGCTGAACTTGATTACATGGCATTACCCCCTTGCCACATGTTGTTTATGTTTAATTGCAGGTTAATGAAAGCAACCCAGAGGGAGGATTATTTTGCTAAAATCCACAATTTTAGTGAAGAAGATAGATTTGGTATGAACCCAAATGCTACAGATGGTGATGTAAATAAAGAATATGATGACCTAAATATCCCGAAATATTACCTGGACTGTAAAATGGTCCAACGGTCTTGCGACACTTTCCTGGGGGTACCATACAATATAGCATCATATGCCTTCCTAACCCACATCGTAGCTAAACTAGTAAATATGGTACCAGGAGAATTTATATGGTCGGGTAACTCAGTTCATATTTACGAAGACCACATGGATCAGGTTAAGGAACAACTCACCAGAGAACCCTACCCATTACCCATTCTTAAAATATCTGATAGGAAATGGGGTAGCATAAATGATATAAAATTTGGGGACTTAGAAGTAACCGGGTACAATCACCATCCAGCAATCAAAGGGCATTTATCAACGGGATTAACAATTTAAACTATGAGAAAAGAAGCAAGTTGTTTAGGTACAAATTATGTTGGTACAAATAGTGAATTGTATCAATGTGTACATGATGCTGAGGATATGTCCTCACTTTTTGGATTTTTAGGGTTTTATACTACTACGATTTTTGAGAAACAGGTAACTAAGGTAAAATTCCTAAGTGAGCTTAACAGATTAGTAGACTTATCTATTTCGGGGGAAGTTTCAGGTATAGCTAATACCCACTCAGGACATGGGACTAATAACCTAGGCCATGAGGGGTTATACTTTCTGGATGGTGTAGTTTGGGATTATGAGATAGTAGAAATACTTTCAAAGATACCTAAAGGATTCCCATTTTTCATATTCTGGGATGTTTGCTTTTCAGGGGGAATGTTAAAAAAGGCAGGAGCTAAGGTTAGGTATTTCCCAACAACAGAAATACCTAAATACTCACAATTAAAGGGTATGAAAGAATCCGTATCCTTGAATGCCATTTACATATCAGCTTGCTCGGACGATGAGTATAGTTATGATGCTTCGGATTTAAATAATGGGGCAGGGACTTATTACTTAAAAAATACTTTTACCCCAAATGTAACCTTCCAGGAATGGTTTAACTTGATAAGGGTTTATTTACCCAGTGAAGATTACCCCCAAACTCCCCAACTTATATGTAAGGATGAACTAAAGCTAAAGAAAGCTTTTTCATGGTTTGATGGGGAAATTGAAGCCCTACCAGATGAAGAAATTCCGGTAATAAGTTTAACTTTCTGGCAAAAAATCTGGAGTTGGTTTAAGAAATTATTTGGGATAAAATAACAATAACGAAGCTATGAAGTACTTAACACTTTTACTTATATTTTATAAACTTAAAACCCCAAAGTAATGGATGAAAAATTTGGAAAACTAGGAAAAGACAGGGTAACCGGATTCACAGGGATCATAGTTGCCAAGGTAGAATACCTTTACGGGTGTAACCAGTATGCTTTAAGACCCCCGGTAGACCCCGATAAAATGGAACTCAAGGATGCCCAGTACTTCGATGAAGGCCGGATTGAAATCATAGGGCAGGGTATTAGGGCAGAAGATGTTCAGGCTAAGGAACCCGGTGCAGAGTACAACTCCGAATGTCCCAGGTAATGGTATAGGGTATATAAGAAGGGGCTTCCAGGAGGGGGCCCTTTTTTGTGTGGATCTGTTTAGTGCTACTTGTGTGTTAAATCCCTTAATGTGTGTTGTAAAGCCCCAGGATATTTTTGTCCGGAAAGCCTATCAGGAAAAAGTGTCAGGTAGAGCCTTTGCTTTTCAGGTGTGGGGTAAAGCCCTTAACCACGTAGTGGGGATAGGGCTATGGAAAAGGAGCTCGGTGTACATGACAATCAATAAAAAAAGTTTAAAAGTTAGGGGACAACTTTTAAACTTTAATTTAATATTGTTATAGACTAATATGCATAATCTTATTTTTTTCATTCATATATACAATCAAATTTTTTTCTTTTTTATTTTCTAATTTATATTTGATATAACGCAATAACTTTTTATTTGTACTATGAACATCAAAAAAGTTTATTGCATCAAAATATTTAATTATAATATGCAAAGTATAGTCACTGCTCATCTTATTAAAATATGTATGTATCACATATCTTTTTAAGTAGCTCTTATAATTAAATTTTGCTGCAATGCACAAAGAGTATATCTTATTTTGTATTGCTGCTCTGTCTGTTTCGCTATTCATTTGTAAGTACAATACGATCATGTTCATAATAAATAATTGTACTGTTTTAATATTATGTACAAAAGAGAATGTATTATTTGTACTTAATATTTCTGCTTGCATTGTCTCTATACTTTTCATGTTAGTTACTTTTTTTTGCGTTAGTAACTAAAATTATAGCGCATTTAACCCAACTTGCAAAAATAGCTAAACAAACTAAACTTGCAAAAACTGATAAAATAATCTGTAAAGTATTCATAATTTTAATTTTTAAATTTATTTATATTACGATAAAAAATAAAAAAGGTTGCAAAGTTTTTAGTTTTGCAACCTTAATAAATTTACTTAGAAATTGAAGTTTTTACAATTTCTAAAGTTAACTCATACAATTTTGCAGAATCTTTTTCTTCATTTACAGAAGAGAAACTTTGATTGCTGAAATCATTTGTAATAAATTTTTCAGCATAAAACTTTTTGAACTCGTTCAAAGTTGCATTCGAAAGTTTTTTTGTTTCTGAATATTCTCGAACAACTTTTAAACAAATTTGCGTTTTTTCTCTGCGCAAATTACGTCTAAAAATTTTCATTGCTCTTTCATCATTCTGAATTGATTCATCTACTTTGTAGATAGTTTTGCGACCTTGACCATTCTTAACAAAATTGTTAAGATTTAATTTTGCTAATTTTTCATCAATCGTGTTTACGATTACTGCTGCTTTTGTTTCTGCTGTTTTCATTTTTTTAAATTTTAGTGTTAATAAATTTGAACAATCAAATATACGATTTAAATTAATACGATGTTACATTTTTGCAAAATATTTTTATTTATTTTTATTTTTTAAATTTAAAAATTTTATTTACGTTTATATTTATATTTAACTCTACCTTCAGGCCCTACCCACCTACCCTACCTCTAAGCCGCTACCCTGACAGTCCCTAGGGCCATTAAGGCCTACTTACCTTACATTGAGGACTAGGGCCATTATGGCTACCCGAAGCTCTCGGTCAATAAGGCCCTACTAAGCTCTGAGGGGCCCTGATGGCCTCTAAGCTGGGGCACACAAATAAGCTAGCAATACGCCTTAAGCAGATATATTGCAAGTACAGTAAGTTACTCTGCTAGCACTAAAGTTTTGATTGCCCTTGAGCTACCTGAAGCAGATATATTAATGAGTAGTTTTAAAAGGTATAGGCTCATGGTAGATAACTTGCCAACAACTATCACAAACCCAGTCTGTGGGTTCTTTATCAATACATTCTTGGAACGCCTTAGCCTTGAGGTTTGAGGATATGGCACAAACTATGGTTAACCCTAATATACCAAAGATTATGGTGATTAGGAACTTTGTTTGTTTCCATCTGGTTTCAGGTGTATTCATGGCTATAAGGTTTTATTGCATATTTTTATAATGCAAATATAATATCCGGGAATACCATTTGCAACCTTTATTTTACTTATTTTACCGGGTAGGGCCATTAAGGCTATCCTAATCCTCAATCAGGGCCATTAAGGCCTTATATCCCATAAGCTTGGGCTCCTTTGGGCCATGAAAGGGCTTTATTGTACTAAGCTTGCAAGGCCTTATTGTCCTAGATCCTTACCCAGTTAAAGCCCTTAATCCTTACCTTAATCCCTGAGTTGGGTCCCACTAATCCCACAGAAAAACCCTGATGGCCCTATAGGGATTAGGACAGGGATTATCAGGGTTTAAGGTCAGGGAAATGGGGGCTATGGGGCTAAATCCACGTCCTGGATATCAAGGCCTCTTCTCCTAAAAAAGTCTTGGTGGGTACCCTTTTTTAAGGGCTTAATAGCCTTTTCAGGGTAGGCGATAAGGCTCTCGGACCCCTTGGTGGGCGGGCGATAGGGCTGCGCAGAGCTGGTGATTTGATCCCTTACCTCTTGCCCAAGAGCTTTACTATCCCTATTAAGCTGTTCCTTTAATTCCTTATTATTTACTAATACTGAACTACTCTCTGTATTCTTCTCAGTATTTAGTTCTTCTATTTGATCTAGATTATGTTCATTGTAAATATTGTCTAAGATGTTTGTTTTTTGTGGGGCTGGTAGGGAAGCCTGATCCTGTATAAGCTTCAGGGCCTGAAGGGTGTTTAGGGTATCACCTTGTTCCTTTTTAGAGCCGTTGAAGATTTGTACTACTGTAGTATTAGCAGTGGTTAAAGTTTTGAAGAAGTCCATAATATTCTTGTTAGCGTCGAGGTTGGATTTTAATGCCTTGTTCACTTCGGATGTGATGAAGGGTTTGTATCCATCTCCTTGGCTCTTAAGAAGAAGCTCTACCTGTTTCTCCAGCCTTCCCTTATCCTGAAGTGACCAAGTAAGAGACATTGTCATAGCAGTTCTTAGTGTATCCTCTATCTTCTCTGGTGATAGTAAAGCCCCTAAACTATGGCTTACATCTGAGAATACCTCTAGAGTAGTTTCTAATGGAATATTTAATAGAATAGATATTTGGGTTAGGTTGTAGGATGTCCCATTGAGCCTAAATCCTTGAGTGATGTAGCTATTTATTATATGTTTTATGAGCTGGGATTTAGCATCCGGAGTGGGGTCTTTTTGGTAGGACATTGCCATGTATGTGGTACCGATGGGCCTTGGGATTCTGGGATCTTCTGGGCCTAATTTGTTACTGGATTTACTCATTTCCTTATGTGTATTTAGTTATGGTCTATGTTGACTCTGGTTATTCTAAATAGTCCAAAATAAAAGGCACCTTGGAGTGCCTTATTAGACTAGCGTTCTAGAGTTTTTAGCGTAGTTCTTCTATCTCTTTTTTGGTAAAGTATACTGTCTCCGTTTCTATGTCATTTATATGGTAATATAGCTTACCCCTTTTTATTAATTCTAATAAGCCTTCGTCCTGTAAAGAGTACATTTTTATAAGCATAACATAATCGACATCCTCAGATGTTTCTTTGTAAAAGATTATGTTAAGTTCCGGGTCATTGGATATTAGAAAATCCCTTATTATTATCCTGTCAGTTTGACTACTGAAATATACTCTAAGGTAAGGGAATTCCTGTTCTTTTTGAGCAGGCCGTTCCTCCTCTTCCTCAACTGGTAGGGATTCCTTAATGGGTGTAATTCTTGCCGGGACGATATTTAAGTTTTCCCATTCTGTTTGGAAATATGTATTGGCCCTCTCCAGGATAGAGAATAGGTCAGTTGCTATTGCGGTTCCCAGATCCTTTCTGATACCATCAGGTAAATTTTCCAGGTCAAACATCATGGGGAATGCCCCTGAATCGGGTGGTATCAAAAATGTGATAGCCTTGG